ATGAAACGCAAGCAATCCATCGAGCAGGTACGCTGGGACCTGGCACTTCGCTATCGTTTGATCGAGACCGTTGCCTGGTGGGAAGGCCGGCTGACCACGGGGCACCTGATGCAGAGCTTTGGCATCAGCCGCCAGCAGGCGTCTAAAGACATCAACACCTACATCAGCGAGCATGCGTCCAGAAACTTGACATATGACAAGCGGATCAAAGGCTACGTACCTACGCCGCACTTCAAACCACGCTTCATCGACCTCAGCGCCAGCGCCTACCTCGATATGCTTGCCCAGAACAATGAACGAGCCCCGCATATCGAAGGGCTGAAGCTCGCCTATGCGCATACATTGATGTTGCAAGTTCCCGATCGCAGCATTCAGCCTGAGGTGCTTCGCCCCCTTTTACGGGCTTGCCGGGAAGGGTTGCGACTAGAGGTCGAATACGTTTCGCTGGCCAATCCCGAGCCTGAGATTCGCTTGATCGAACCGCACACACTGATTCATACCGGCATGCGCTGGCACGTTCGGGCCTACTGCGAGAAAAACAGCGCTTACCGCGACTTCGTGCTCAGCCGCATGCGCGGCAAGCCAGACCTACTGGACGGCAATGGCAACGGCATAGAAGGCGATACAATCTGGAACACTGATGTATCGGTGATCCTGGAACCTGACCCGCGGCTCGACGCCGCGCAGAAGGCGATCATAGAGGGTGACTACGGTATGCTGAATGGCCGGCTGGAGATCCCGAGCCGGCAAGCGTTGGTCAAATATGTGCTGCAACGCTATCAAATCGACCCCAAGAACTTGGACCCTAAGCCAGAAGCGCAGCAGGTCGTGATCGCCAACTTGAACGCGCTGAAACCTTGGCTCTACGACTGACTCAACGCGCTCATTGCATCCCATAACCACAAAAACTGCACTCAAGGAAGGAACACACGCTCATGACAGCCGTATCTCCCCCCACATCCAACCAGCAAAGCTCATCCCCCGCTTCAGCGCCCGCCCCCTCCGCCTCCAGCAGTCCCCGACAAGCACTATTCAAACTCCTCTCCGATATCAAATGGTGGCTGCCAGTAGTTTCAACGCTTATCTCAATCTCACTCCTCACCAAGTACCTCTGGGTAATCCATCACCCCGAGTTGATCCTTAGTTCGTTAGGTAATCCTTCGAACCTCGTCGCCTGGTTATTCTTCAACCTGCTGATACTCGCGTCGCTGCTGCTCATCGTATCGGTGCCGTCTTTGGTCTTCACGTTGAGCATGTCTGTATGCACCGTCGATAGAGAGCTGGAAAAGAGACTCGCCTTACGCTTTGGCCTCATCGTAGGCGGGGGCTACCTACTGCTATCGCTCAACCTGCTGGGCGCCCTCTTTGATCACACCATGGCCCCAGGCTACTTCTTCCCTATCGTCGTAGTCGCTGCCGCTTGTGCCGTGATAGTTCTGCTTCGCCGCGATGCGCTCCTGCACAACAAAGTACTGGAGCTGCCGCCTAGTCCTCGCAAACCCTTGCATCGCAAACTCTATTACACAGCCCTCGTTGGCTGGCTAGGTACGCTGCTAGCTTTTACTTCGATGAGTGGAGTCATGCCCGCCCAGCTAGCCATCATGACGTGGCGAGGCGGAGAGAGCGACGAAGAGGCATTCGGGGCTATCGCTCTCTGCTTATTGATAATGTGCCTCTACCTAGCGCCAGTCCTCGTCTTTTATTTGACAAACGGCAATGCGATGCAGCGCACTGGCCGAGCCGCACTGGTGCTGCTCGGGTGCATCTTCGTCAATGCCATGCTGTTGCCGGCCCTCTTGGACCTGTGGGTCTATTCCGCCGCCAATCTGATCAAAATCAGGGACAATACCGAGTTGAGCTATGTGTTGAACGAAAAGGATTATCCGAAGGAGGTATTCAGTAGCGCCCCGTGGCAACTGGAGAGCTACGAGGGGCCGAATGGTTTGTACAGTGTCAGGGCGTTTCGTCAGTTCCGCTTCGGCGATACGTTGTTGATCTGTCCCGCTAGCTACCGAAATATCGCTTTGAAAGAGATCGACAGCTACGCACATCGCTGTATTGCGTTGTCCGAGGCCAAGGTGCATGTAGCCGCTCCTGTATTAAGCAAGGATGCCGCAACGGTAGCCAAGCCGAATTGATCCTGCCCCCATGCCTACTCACGTTCCGGTGTTGATTGAATACCGGAACGCAAGATCTAAATCTGTCCCCTTTTATCGCTCACCTTGCAGATCGGCCCGTCGTCACGCTTCCATGATGCCGTGACGCTGATGTTCTAACAGCCACTGAAACCCCTTGGCTGTCTCTGCGCCCCCATTGACAGGATGACCCGACGGTATTTTTCCAAGATGTGCTGAAGGACTGTTTGTCTTCAGCTGGCTGTCCGATTGGTGCCAAGGGCGCATGGATTACTGTGTTGGATATTTTCCGGTGCCAATCTGTTAGCTGCCGCACAAAAAAGTGCTCAAAAAGCACCTTCCATCGGAATCCAGATCACGCTGCGTTCCAACTGGTATTCCAACCAAGTTGACCCAGAGAATATTAACTAGAAAAAATAGATAGATACCGACTTGTTTAAAATCACCCCGGCGCTCTCGATGCATAGGTCGCGCACTCCGTAGCACGACCAGTGACAAGCTGCTTACGGTCCAACACAAGAGTTCAGCCCGCAAATCTATTCGCCCACACAGCCCCTCATCGCTTAGCGCAGGGAGCATCCGTAGCTGGACAGCGAATTGAACCAGGGTAGCCCACCCCTTTACGAAACGCCTGCTCAGTTACGAGGCTCGCGAAACGATGGGCACAGCTATCTTGCCTAACCGAATCACAAGATTGATTAATGAAACAAGCGAAGCCTCTAAAAAACCAAGAACTCCAGAAACAACAAAGCCACCCGAAGGTGGCTTAGTCGTTTAAATAATGGTCGGGACGGAGTGATTCGAACACTCGACCCCTTGCACCCCATGCATGCCAAGCCAGCGTAAAGGCATGATAACACAGGATTTCCGGCCCTGCTTTCGCTGCAACGAAGCCTAACGCGTCCGGACGCATCCTAGCGAAGTCACTTCAAAAGTCACTGGCCCAAGCCAGCCCGCCCGCGGCGTTCTGCCGACCGATTCCCTTCCTTTATATAGCTCCTCACAGATCGGCGCCCTCCAGAGCCCACAGCCTCGCCGACTCGACGATCTCCAGCATGTCGACCAGGTCGCCGTCATTGACCTCTCGCCGCCGGCGTGCGGCATAGGCCATCTCATCGAGAACTGCTGCGCGCCCATCAGGATCAGCAACCAGGGCAGTCTGGTCGTTCAGTTCGGCCAACCAGGCCTGCGGAAGCTCAGTTGCCATAGTCGCCCACCGCCCGGCACCACCACGACTGGGCGTAAAGGGCACCGTCGATTTCCTCAACCCCGTTGATGTTGATCCCGAGCTGGGCCATGCCATTGAGCTTGGCGTCGTGCAACCGGGGAATTATGTCGGGCCCGGGCGACGGGTTGAACACCCACGCCTGGGTCGAAACCCGGCCCAGCGGCTCACTGTGGTGGTCACCGATGTGGATGTCGGCCCGCAGGGGCTGGATCTTCCTGAGCTGATCGGAAGGGATAGCCACGCCATTCACGCGGCGGCGAACGAGGAGGAAGTACATGCTGCACCAATACTGTATATCGATACAGTATCGTATCCATCAAAGCGCTCGCTGAGCAACTGCCGGTCAGCGGGTCGACTTCATCCTGTCGACCACCGCCTCGCAGGCCAGGCCGGCTATTCGGCTTCGCTCAAGCGCTGTCGCGAGGTCTCCCGCCATTCGGTCAGACTCTTCAAGCAATCCCCCGAGCACCACGACGGCAGAGGTTCCTGCCTGGCGCTGCTGGGCAGCGATGGTATCGCAGGTGGCTCGGTGGCCGTCCCGCAGTCTGGCGATCTCGCCGCGCAGCCCGTCAGCAGCAGACTCAGCATCAGCGGCGCGGCCTTGGGCCAGTTCCAGCTTCTTGCGTGCACTCTCACCCTCCTCGTCCGCCACAGATTGGCGGCGCTGTTCTTCGGTTCTGGCCTGGGCGGTCGCGCGCCGGTCGCGCTCTGAAACCTCCAGGCGGTAGTCGGACAGTTCGGTGCGTGCCGTTGCTGTCTCGCCTTGAGCAACCACCACCCGGTACTGCTGCCCTCCGGCAATCAGCACCAGAGCGATCAGCCACCAGCACCAGGTCGGTACCGCGCCGAGCCAGGTCATGCCAACACCCCGCCGAGCTTCTGCCACTGAGCCAGCAGCTTTTCCAGGCGGTGTGGGTTCTGCCCATAGCTGTTGCCCGGGAAACTGGCCCATATGTTCGAGCACTTGGCTATGGCCTGCTGGATTCGCGCGGCCTTGATGTCGTCCAGCGCCCTGCGCTCCCGGATCTGCTGCAGCGCAATGCGGTCCTGGTTCTCCGGAGTGAACCCGCCAGCCAAGCACAGGCTGACCCGGTACGCATCCCAATAACGCTCCAGCAGCTGGTACCGGCCGGCTGCCGTGCTGGTCACAGGCTTGCCGTTGATGGGGAATGTCAACTTACGTCGCGGGTGGTCCGCATAGCCCTGAAACAGGCCGCCGCCGTACAGCACGTTGTATCCATCGTCGCTCGCCCTGACGGTCGAGGTGCCTTCAGAGAAAGCGATCAGGTCCAGAAACCGGAGCACGTTCGCGCCTCCGGCCTGGGTTTCGGTGAGTCTGGACATGGTTTCTCCAGGCAAAAAAAATGCCCGCTACTGGGCGGGCATTGGGGAGGATCTCCAGCAGCTGCTGCTCGGTGATCGGCATGGTTTTCTCCAGGCAATAAAAATTCAGCTAAATGGCTTCTTTTCGGGATGACCTGCAGCAGCTGCTCACTGTGATCGGCACTCGATTTTCTCAGCCCCCTTTCTGGCACTGGCCGCTCCATCAAGGCCTGGCTGTGACATGCCCGAACTGTGCGCTGATTGGCGCTGTGAACGGCTTCCGCGACGCACGAGCAATGTGAGATAATTTCGCGATCATGAACTTCGTTGATTTGCCATTGGAGCAAGTTGGGAATGGATAACTCCGGAACTTTCAAACTATATCTACTAGCCTTATTCCCTGGCTTCTTTGCGTACCACTTGCTACATAGCCTTGGATACTTGCCATATTTTGGATGGTTTGGCGCTCTTATTGCAGCAGGCTCAGCATGCATGCTGGCAGCATCTGTCATGCGAGCACTCCGAAACCCAATTATTGAAAGAAACTATTTTATTATTGTTTCTTCCGTATATGGGCTATTTCTGTATTGCTCTGCAATAATATTATGGAATCATTTAATTTCTATCGAATCCTACATAACAAAGGACGGCTTAATCTGGAGCGCAACAAACATCATACTGATGCTTGGATTTTTCTTGATAGGATGCCGTTTAAACCCAAAAATAAATAATCTAACCGGACTATGCATTGCATTATCTTATGCAATGTTTGCGGTTGGCACCTATTACTTCTACAACTCCACGAATTACACAATCATACTTCCTGTGCCTGAAGGTGCAGACCCAGAAAGCGTCGCCTCGTACCAGAGCATGGCCATGTGCGTCCTGTATATGACCCTTACCATGTCTGTCTTCATATCTACTAGATTCATTAAGTCGATGGCCATGCTTGCATCCGCAGTAATTCTTTACTTTATAGGATCAAGGACAGAGTTTTACCTAATACTCTCGATTGCTCCGCTATACATATTTATAAATTATGGAATGCGCTGGTTTGTTCGATTTGCGATTCTAGCATCTATCCCAATAGCAATAATTGCAAGCACGATAGAGCTTAATGAACGGTTTGCCGACACAATAAACCAATTCAACGAAGACAGTCCAAGGTCGTTGCTACTTGCAAGCGGCCTACAGGGTATATATGGCTCTCCATTCTTTGGCGACTACTTAGGCCAGGCAAGAAACGGAAATTCGGTTGCAGATTACATACATAACATTTTGTCCGTATATCAGCAATTCGGAATAATTGCACTTGTGATCTACTCTGCGTTACTGATATTTTCGCTATACATCGGATTTAAGCTAATAAGGTACGCAAGAGTATATAAAAATGTCGAAGCACTACTTTATGCATCAGTAATAAGCATCATTGGCGTACTTGCTTCGAAGGCACTTGCGTGGCCACTTCCAGCTCTCGCGTGGGGTCTCGCCAGTAATATAATTCTAAATCATAGATCTGCAATTTCTGAAATTTTCGCCACAAAACCATCTGCAGATCCAAAATCAGATCATTCATCAGCAGCAGCATAATCAGAAGATTGATCAGCCCCGCCACATTCATAGATGGCGGGGCTTAACTAACGGACAGCAAAGCTCAGAACTGGCAAGCGTCAATCAATTGAATATTGCCAAGACGAAGCCCCGGAAGGCGTCACTGCTGCGAATAATGTCATCGCCTGATTCGTAGGCGTAAGATAATACCCTCCGCCGAGCAATGCCGCAGCGTTAGAATCTCTCGGTATCAATTTCACAACTGAATCAGATGACAGATTAAGGTTGTTAACTATCACGGAATTCTGCCCTGCAGGCCATGTGAAAGTTCCTGAAAGAGCCGTCCCTGGAGACAACAGGTTTCCTCGCTTATCCGATCCTGCCGGAGTGATAATTTTCGTGAGAGAGGCAAATGGAGCTGTCAAGTAAAACTCATTACCCTCAGTAGTCGCGACACTGCTTCCTGAATCGATATTCAACCCAGTCAGATTCACGTTAGCTCCTCCGGACTGGTACATAAGGCGATTACGTCGAGTGCTGACCAAGGTGGCACTTAGAACGCTAACCAGGTTGAAGGTGGTAGCTGATGCTGCATCACCCTCACACATAAAGTCGTTGTCCCACAGACCCAAGTAGCTATGACGGCTACCCCTGAACACAGGACCAGGTACTGTTGCCCTCGCCTTGTTGCCCATGACCTTGGTGCGCAGCCCGAAGAACCCGGTTTTAATGCTGAGCTCGATGCCGACACCGGACGCGCCCCATGGGCCACGAAGGGTGTTGTAGGTAATTTCGTTGTCTTGGCAATCCTCGGCGTTGGTTCCCAGCCTAATCCCGACGGTACTGAACACCTGCCCGAGGCTGTAGATGTTGTTCATCGTGATTTTGTTACGGTTCATGGCTGTCGTTTCAATACAGTCGCAATGGATCGCAGCGTCATAGCCATAGATTGTATTTAGCGCGATCAGCGAGTCACTCGACTCTCGCACCGAGATAATCTGCTGGTTATTGCTTTGACCGGTAATTGCAGAATAAAGAACGTTTCCGACCACAATGGAGCTCACGCCATCCGATACGATCGGCCTGCGGCATGAAAGGAAGATGTTATGGCTGAGGTTGTGTCCCTTTCCTCGGGACATATAAATCCCGTGGTCCCAGCAATTTTTGAATACGCAGCCGTTAACCAGCATTCCGGTGTTATTGGCGGTTGTGCCGTAGTTTAGGGAAAGTACGCCCTGAATGCATTCCTCGACATAGGTATTCACCACCCGAACGTTAGGCTGGCTGTCCACCGTTGCTGGAGGGGCATTGCTCAGGACGCCGCAGTGGTTGGTGGTTGTGCTTTCGTCGTAGGCGCTGTATGGGTAGCGACCACGAATTTTGCACCCCAAGATCAGGCCGGTGGACGAATCTTCGAACATAAACCCGATCTTTGGGACGGTGTCGAGAGTCAGGTCAGATGCCACGAAACCAGCACCTTCGATCCACACTAGGCCGTAAGTCGGGCGCACATTGGCACCGTCAAAAACCGGCTGACCTTTAATAGTCCCGCCGCCCCAGATTGAGCAGTTGTTGCCTTGGACGCGAATGGATTTAGCTGTTGGATCGCTAGGCTCTAGTTGCGCACCTGGCTCAATTATCAGGGTTGCATCACTGAAAGGCATGAAAAACGAAGTGTATTTATACCGTTTTCCGGCTGTGGCAACTACCCGGCGGTGGCCGTCACTAAATGCTTTCTGAATGGCAGCAGTATCGTCAGCCACCCCGTCGCCGACTGCGCCGCAGTCCTCAAGGGTAACGTGCTCTGCGTTCTTGTCGTGTTGTGTTCGGCGAGCTCCTCCCGGCAGCAGCTGAACCGCAACCAGATAGTCGCCTTGATCGGCGGCATCATAAGCCGCCAGGGCTTGACGCAATGCAACGTCACCAACAGCCTGCAGCTTCGGCGCATCAGTGGCCCAAGTGCCGGTCAGCGTGAGCGGGATGTCCGAGGCGTTCATAACCCGGTACAACTCGCCAGCCCGCTGCACGAGCTGCGTCTGCCGCTCCACCACGACCCCAGCACCGTAGGTGAGGTAAACCGACTCGTATCCTTGGGCGACCAGATAGTCACTAACCTGCTGCATGATCCCGCGCCAGGACTTCAGTGATTCTCCGAGGCGATCCGGGTAGTTACCAAGTGGCCCAGTCAAGAGCAGGTCAATGATCCCGGAGTTGTCGTATAGGTCAAAAGGCGAATTCGATCCATCGGGACCTACAGGGTTGCCAGTGTTGTAGCGCATAGATTCTCCGGGCATAAAAAAGCCCGCTCAATGGCGGGCATGCTCGTTAGGGTCCGGTCAAGCCGGCGGGAATTGGTCGTCGTAGGTGTAAACGCGGGCGTCGTAGGGCATTCCCTTCATGGCGACGTTGCCGTTGGCTGGGTCTGAGCTGGTGATCAGGGTTGGGTAGGCCCAGCGCGCGGCCGGGCCGAACAGGATGTGTGGCGGTTCCAGTGGGCCGTCGACCACGGGCGTAAAGTCGAGCGCGTCCACCCTGACCGTGTATTGGTCCACCTGCGTGGCGGTCCACGGCCCAGAAAGCGTGCCGTCCAGCTTGCGCACACCAATCCGGTGCTCGCCGCCGGCGCTGAAGTCCAGCGGCTCGGACGAAGTCAGCAGCGTACCCGCCCCAGTCACCTCGAAGGCCAGCAGGATCGCGCTCTGGCACCCCTTCGGCCTGTCGTCGGCAACCGCGGCGAAGCTCAGATAGCCGCTGTTGCTACCGTCCATCTCGGTTTCCCAGGTGTAAACGTCAGTGCGGAACTTCTGGTGCCCGCGCCGGCGCATGCCGATGCGCCAGGCCCTGGTCCTGTCACTGATCCCTGGCATCTTGATCTTTTCGACCTTGATGCCCAAGTCCCCAGGCCAGCGGCACTCGACCGTTTCCCATGCCCAGCTGATGCGTGAGAAGAACTCCACATCCACGCCGTCGAAGTCATTGATCGACGGCATGGCGCCGCTGATCTTCAGCATCTTGGTCATGTTCTGCGGCGAGTAGGTCTGGGTTTTCGGGCCGTAGGTAACATCGAACGCTGCCCGGGCGCTGTCCCGCACCGGACGTAGCAGGCCACGGAACGTAACCAGCTCGCCGAACCCGCACGCCAGGGCGTTGTTCACCATGTCCTTCACGGTGATCGTCGCGTCCAGCGTCTCGTCGTAGGTGTCGCCCCGGGCCACGCAGATCTCGTGGAATGCCTGCCACTCCGGCAGATCCAGGTCGTCGTCCGTGTATCCGCGCTGCTTCAGCTGGTGGATGCAGTACGGAACGATGTCGCGGGTCGGCCCGGTACCGCCCTCCATCAGCGGCAGAATGCGGGTAGCCTCGACGCTTACCTGGCTCTCCGATTGCGCTGACAACCGGTCGCCGCCGCGGATGCTGCAGGTGATGACCGTCATCGGATAGCTCGTTGGCGAGTTCTGCATCTTCCCGCGCAGGTCCGTCCAAGTTGCGTCATCCCGGGCCTCGTCGTTGATTCGCCCCGGGCGGTCCTTGTACAGCTTGCGGACCCTGGCCTCTGCCCGCATCGGGTATGGCAGTATCACCCGGTCAGTGAAGCCCTGGGCATCCAGCGAGCCGCCTGTCTTCATCAGCTCAATGACGGTCCAGGCACCGGCCACATCCATGTCCCGATATTCGAAGGCGTAGTAGGTCGGAATCTCGTAAATTTGCCCTTCCCTGCCGATGCCGCACAAGCCATTGGCGTAAGTGACCGAGAACTCGATCTCAGTGACCTTTTCTTTCTCCGGACAGCAGGCGAACGGGCCGCGGTAGCCGCCCTGCAGGTTCGATGCGTCCAGGGTGATCAGTCCGTTGACCGTCTGCATCGAATTGAACCCAGGCCAGCCGGCGTCGGTGGAACCAGATGCGGTCAGGCGCTCCACCTCGAGCAGGCTCGTGCTGAAGGCCGTGATACGGTACCGCAGGCCGCGCGGGCCGATGGTTGCCAGGCCCTGCCCCAGTGCCAGGCCTACTACCGGCGATCCGCCGTCATAGTCCAGGGTCATCTCGGCCGGCTGCTCGGGGACAGCGCTGGTGGTGGCCGTGCCGGTGACGCCAACCGGCGACGCCCCCAGGATGGTGGAGGCACCGGTAGCGGTAATGGCCTGGCCGGCGAACGGCGTCAGCTCGACTATACGCAGCACGCTGCCGCTCACTTGAGCCTGGAACGGCTTACCGCTGAACTGTGTGTTGAGCGCCGATACCAAGCCGGATAGGTTGGTGGTCGCGGTGTTCAGCGTGATCGGGTAGCTGGTCGCCCCACGGAACAGGGTGAAGCTCAGCGGGGTGACGTTGAAGTCGTACCTGGTTGGCGCCGCCGACCCGGTGAGCGTCGAAGCGGTGCCAGGGTTGGCTGGCACGGCTGGGCTGTATGGCGTGTAGCTGTGCACGACGTACAGGCCCGCATTTGCCCCTGCGACCTCTATAAGCATGCCAGGGGTCGGGTTCAGCATCTCCAGCGGCCCGCGCACGATGTCGCGCCCGGCCCCGCCGTCAATGACGGTGTAGGTATAGGGCGCCAGCACGCGGATGATGATCCCATTCGACCAGTCAGCCGGGAACTGGCCGGACCCGGCCGGCACGCTGATCGTGTCGCCGACGAACTGATACGCCGAGGCGGTCGCCGACCTGGTCAGGTCGGTGGCCATAGTCAGCTCAAGCCCGGCCGATCCGCTGGAACTGGCGCCGACCTCAGGGGCGTTAAACCAGTTGATGTGGGCCGGATCGGCAGACAAGTCAGCGCCTGGCGGGTAGATGGTGAACGTAGCATCCGCGCCCAGGGAGATCAGCGGGGTTTCCCCCACCTTGACCTTGGCCAGCGGCACATCGTACTCGCCTTCGCCGATGTACAGCAGCATCTCCACGCGCTGGTCCCGCGGCGCCAGAAATGCCCGGCGCGGCTGGGCCAGGTACGACGGATAGACCCGCTGGTGGCCGGCAATCTGCCGAACAGGGTCACCGAGTTTGACCTTGTTGCCCTTGGCGCTAGCGTCCATCAGGGGGTCGCCCTGCTGGGTTCCAGCGCTGGACGGCATGCCCGGCATCTTGGGCATGAGCATTTTCGTGACAGCCTGGACACCCTTGAACAGCGCGAAGGTGATGGAGAACGGATCTGTGCCCTTGGGTTCGCGATAGATCTGGAGCAGGTCTGACGGCTTGAACTTCACCTTGTGCCACAGGTGCTGATCGATCACCTCGTCATTCAGCACAGCGCTGATTGGCGGGCTTTCCCGGCGCTCGTAGGACGGGGCCAGGGATTTCAGCCATGCCTCGATGGTCATGCGGCGGTCGGTCTTCCAGGTTCCGAGCGGCGCCGTATCACTCAGCTTGTTCGGGTAGAACTCGATCACGGTAATAGACCACCTTGGGATGCGCGGCTTCGAACTCGCCGGTTGTCCGGAGGCAGGCGCCGCCGGGGTTTGTGTCCAGCACCTTCAGGCGCCCTTCGCTTTCCACCACCACGCCGACATGCAGGCACAGCGAGCCGCGGAACACGGCGGCAATGGCCCCAGGCTCCGGAGTGCACTCCTCCATCCCTTGGCGCAGGTCGTGATAAGCGGCGGTATTGGCCCTGAGCTTGTCCTTGCCCACGGCGCCCAGGCTGGGCAGCAACGGCAAACCGAACACCTGGTGGCGCACGGCGATGCACAGCCCCCAGCAATCGAAGGCAATAGGTCCCCGTGCACCCTCGCGATACGGGGCGCGCATGAATTTCTCGATCATGGTCAGATGTACTTCAGGCCGGGCGCTAAGGATGTGGTCAGGATGGTGCGGAGACCGTTGGTGTTGAGCAGGTCGAAGAAGCCGGCGGTGAGCTTGGCGACATCGTCCTCATACTCACGGCTGAGCAGCGTCATCCGGTACCGCTCTTGCGGGAAAGACAGGTCTTCGGCCAGGTAGCGCCGGAAGGTGATGATGAAGCGGTCGTCTGCTGCCTTGGCCTCCTCCACGACCTCCTGCACCTCGCCGGTCACGTTGTCCAGGCCGAGCACCAGATTCTGGAACGCGCTGTTGTCGTTCTTTGGCAGGGCCAGGTCCATGGCCATCGCGATGAAGGTCAGGGTTCGGCCGTCCTCGGTGGTGCACACCCGGTCTTCCCAGCCCGAGCAGTACAGGTGGGATACGGTGCCGCCCTCCTTCCTGGCCTCGATGGTATCGACCAGCTCGCCCCTGCCCGAGGCATAGCACTCCTCGATCAGGCTCATGCTTCAGGCCACTCCCTGCTCACCGCCACATCGATGACGTTCTTGTTGAACCAGTACTCAGGGAACTGCTCCCAGCCTTCAGGGATCATCGGACGCTGTTTGAGCTGCAGCACCGCCGAATAACGCCAGCGGCTAACCTGTGTGAGGTCAGGGCCCTGGTAAATGGCCTTGAAGTGCGCCTGGTAGGTAGTGAACCCTGACGGCAACTGAAGCGGCATTTCAAACCATTCCATGCCGTTGTTCAGGGTTCGCGCATACCACGCCTCGAAGAAGCCGGCCTCGGCCTCACTGAAGTTGAAGTTAAACCTCACTTCATTCGGGACATAGCTGTGCCTGACCCGGTACCGTGTGCGCCCGGTGACCATCTGCGTAGCCTGCATCGGATCAACCGTGCTCAGGCCATACCCTTCCTGCAGCGGAAGCGGCAATTCTGCCGGGTATTGAATCATTGCCGTTCCTCAGCTGAGGTTTGCGTTTAGGTGAGCGGGCTGAGGCCCAGCGCTTCCTCGATGCGGGCGAGCCGCCGTTGCAGCAGGAGCTCTTTCTCATCAGGCGGGACAACAGGATCGGGCGCAGTTGCGCCCGGCCCGGTGTCGGCCTCTTCGGTTTCGGTGGTCATGAGGTTTCCTTAGGTCGGAGTAAGTGGTTAATCGCCGGGTCGCTTCCACCCGTAAGCGCCCTCCCCAGCGTTCACTACATCGCCGTAGCCTGACGCGAGCTGACCAGCAACCTCTTGTACGGCCCGGTCAGTTGCCTCCCTGATAACGAACTCAAGGTCTCCGTTAGGCATACGACGCTGCTCCACCTGTGCGGTGGTGTGGTTCTGGATGTAGATGTTTTGCTGAATGCCGGACGCTCCGGACGACCCGGCCTGCGTGGAAACAACAGCACCCCCACCGCCGGCCACCGACACCCGCTCGTTCGAGTTGATCGCCTCGAGCAGCGCGCGGTTACGTTTGGTGGCCGCGGCATTCACCACGAACTCTCCATTGCTGAGGTTTGCGGGAATGCTGTCAGAGGTTCCAGTACCTGGGCCCCGAACATAGCCACCGGTAGCCAGGTTGAGGCCGACCGATTGGATGTTGCCAACGATCGACGCGGTAGCAGCTGCCACAGATGCCATCGCCGCCAGGTTGAGCGGGAACGGGTTCGCTGCTGCCATCGCGATACCGGTCTGGATGCTGATAATTGACTGTGCAATCGACGCAGCCTTCTGTACCGCGAACATCGCCTTGTAGGCTCCGGACTGCTGGCCGGCGAAGGCGCCCACGATGCTCGTCAGGTCGCCGAACATGCCCTCGGCCAACGAAAGCCGCGCAACGCTCATTGATCGCTCGTTGTTGACAGTGTCCTCCGCGCGCTGCTTCTCCAGTTGCCTGATCGTCTCGTCGTACTGAGCGGCGTTTTCGACTTCAAGCTCTCTGTATTGCTGGTACATCGCAATGCGCTGGTCATACCACGCCTGGAGCTGCTCATTCTCCTGAGTCATTCGCATCAGTTCGGAGCCGGCGCCGCCGATGACAGCGTCAATCTGCGAGGTGTTCGGCTTTCCGCTGAAGACCTGGTTGTTGATGGACGAGTCGATTCCGGCCTGCGCAATCTTTCCAGCGGGGCCCTGGATTTCAGTTGCCGCCGATTTTTGCGCGTAGAGCTCGGCCAGGCTTTGCCCTTTGACGTACTCCTCGTTGATCTGCTTCAACCTGACCAGGTGCTGGTCCTGCCCCTGAACTATGGCTGCATAGTTCAGCGAGGCCTGAGCCAGTGCATTGCTGTACTCGATCTGGCTGATGGCTCCACGATCCAGCGCCAGCTGAAGCTGTTGTTGCTCATGTGTAAGCGAGCGTACGGCCTGAGCAGCCGGGTCATACTGACCATAGAGCTTCGTGAAAACACCTAGAGCCTCTGACAGACTCTTGGCGGATTCCGTATTTGCCCTTGCGTTTGCCGACCCTAGACTCTTTGCCGCCTTTTCTGCCGCCGCCTTTCGGTCCTTTTCCTCGGCGTACTGCAGCAGCAGTTTCTCCTGCTCTGGCAGCAGCTTGCCAAGCTCGCCATTCTCGATCGCGTACCTTACCTTCGCGGCCTCGGTGTTTTCCCCCTGAAGAGAAGCCTGCTTTTTCAGGCTGGCCAACATCTTCTCGTATTCGGCGTTGACGGCTGTTGCAGATCCTTCTGCCGGGGCGTCACCCTTAGGCGTTTGCGCACCGATTTTCGCTGCAGATCCTTCCATGCTGCTGACGATCGTTCTGATGCCGGCCGCTTTGCCCTCAAGCTCTCTGATTTCCGCGTCTAGCTCGGCCTTGTCGTAGAACTGGAACTTGAAGAACACCGTGTCACTGGGATCGTCTTTTGCCAGCCTGGACCTCGCATTCTGGAGGTCCCGGATGCCGGACAGCGTAACGCTGAGTTCGTTGTTTAATCCGGCTACGGTCTGCTTATCCTGACGGAAGAAATCCAAGAACTCTCCAGAGTTGAATCCGTCCATAGCCCGCGCGAGCGCTGCGATCCCGTTGGCAAGACGGCTGCTTGCACCGGTTGCTTCATCCAGCCTGCCAACCGTGGCCACCAGGGCGTTATTGAAGGCGGTCACAGCCTGGCTGACGGTTAGCGTCATTGCCGAACTGAGTTCGTCAACCTTGTCCTTCTGATTCTGGAGCGCCCGAACAACCGCCTCAGAAGTAAGCTTTCCTTCTGCCCCCATAGTGCGAAGCTGGCCTATCGTGACCCCAAGACCGCGAGCAATAGCCTGGGCCAACGCTGGAGTCTGCTCGAGGATGCTGTTCAATTCATCGCCACGGAGCGTGCCAGATGCCAGGGCCTGGCCAAACTGAACCATGGCCGCATCCGCCGCCTGCGCACTTGCCCCGCTGAGCGCCACCGTCTTCGCCACCGTCTCTGTAACGCTTGCCACGTCAGAGAAATCTAGCCCAAGCTGACGGGCGTTCTGGGCGACACGCTGATAGACCTGCGCAGTCACTTCAAGCGATTGCCGGGCGTTCTGGGCGACCTGGTAAACAGAATCTTGGGCAAACGCCAATTGCTCAGCGCTTTCAGTTACCAGCCGTAGCCGGTTTGTCAGGTTTACGTACTGCTCGGCGGCGGCCGCAATCTTCGCCACGCTGAATGCGGCCGCGATTGGTCCGGCAAGCCCGGTAACAGCGGATGCAAGACGATCGGTCTGCCCTTCCAGCGTTCGAACTTTAGAGGCGCTGGTAGAAGCCTGGTTGCCCATTTCACGGATGCCCGTTTCGGCTCGCCCCATGGCCGGGTCAACTCGATTGCCGGCGGCCTCCAGAGACCCCAAGTCTTTGGTTATCGCGCGCGCATCGCGCTGGGCGCCTCTGGAGTCGATCGTAACCGCCAGGCGAGACTCTTGGTTCATACAAACTCCGGGCACAAAAAAGCCCGCACTTGGCGGGCTTCGGTTGAATGTCTGCTCAGTCTGTGACCGGCTCTAGGTCTGACGAGCAGTGCTTGCACTTGATGGCTTCGCGCTGGACTACCTCCGCGCAGTATGGGCACTTACGGTAGTTAGCGGATGACCCAAATTTTTTGGCGATTTCGATGCTCCTGGCGTCATCAACGCCGACCGGATTCACTAGCCAGATGGCAATCAGGGCAAAAATCGAGAACAGGAAGCCAAGCACAAACCATGCGCCAGCGCTGCGTCCTTTCTGCTTCGCGAAGTACGCCGTAATTGCGGCGACCGCCACCCAAACGATCAAAATCTCCATGGCAACCCTCCGGTGTGAGGACTGCAATTTACCACTATCAGCCGGATCCACCAAAACCAGCGCATCGGCGGAGAAAAAGAAAAGGCACCCGAAGGTGCCCTGTCAATGCCGTTTACGGCCCATGCCTCACCTTGGCAGACCTGACCCCGCCCCGCCTGACCTGATCAGGCCAAGGCACGCCGTGCCATTTAGTGACTGCCGCCACCGCAATGCCTCCTCGAAGAAGGGGCATTACGCTGTTTTCAGCCCATACCGCACCCAGGCTCGCCCGACCCCGCCCAGCCCAGGCTAGTCGCGCCGCGCCACTGATGCTTTCGCACCGCAATGCCCTCTCATGGAAAGGGCATGACGCTACTCAGCGCAAGGCCTTGGTTGCCATTCCACGCAGTGCCGAGAACTTCGCCACCTGGTCCAGGTTGTCGCGCCGCTGGTCGTCGGTCAGCTCGGTGATGCGCAGATTTCGAAGCTTCTGCCCAGTGCTGCGAAACACCTTTCGTACGTTGCGCCCCAGCTCTTCCATGGCCACTCCCGTCTGCTCATGCGGCGGCACCCAGCGATAGCCTCGCCCGCGCACCGATTGCAGGCACACTTGGTGATCGCGAAGCAACTCAGCCTTGAAAGCCTCGACATTTGCCAGCCACTCGAACTGCCGATCGCGGAATTGCTCCACCGTGAGCGACCTGGATTCACCCATGGATGGCATGCCAAAACGCGCCTCAAGCCAGTCGTGCCCCACAAGGTCGCCGTACTTGAACTCCTTTAGGAAGTCCTCGACCGCCTGTTTGTGAGACGGGTACTTGGTCACCTCAGACATAGGCCACCTCGAAACGCCCGAACCGTGGGCGGTACTCGCAGACGCCAATCAACTTGCCGGAGTCCTCGATGGCCTTCTTCACCTCCTGCAGGTCCAACACATCGGCGTTGATCGCCACCTCAAGCTGGCAGGCCCAGTCGAGAAAGATCGGCCGGTACCGCATGATCTTGGCCTGGCCAACCTTCACGCCACGGCAGTCGACGAAACGCTGATCCTCCCAAAGCGACTCCGGCGTCGATGGACCGGCGAATTTAAGCTCGGCCTTGTCCGTCATTACCAGGGCTCCGCGCTTCCAGTGCGTACCCAGCTTCTGAAGCTTGGCGCCTGCAAGGAATGTCGCGTCGAAGTTCGCGCCAGGTATGAAGAACCCGGAAGCGGAATCGAAATAGGCGCCGGCGATGAACTCCGACCGGGCAATGGCCAGGTGATCTTCATCAGTTTTCTTGCGCTTAGCGGTCAGCTCCTTGTGGGCCTTCGTCGCCGGGTGCAGCGGGTTTGCCAGCTTGTCGCTGTGCATCATCAAGGGCGATGTGCCCTTGATGCTCAAGGTCAGCAGTTCCATGCTCATTTCCCACTCCTCTTGGCCATGTACTCATACCGACTCTTCAAGTTCACGACAGCCGCCATCAAAAACTGGAACATTTCTGGAATCGAGACGGGAATATCGCCAGGAGTAGCAACCATGCCCTCCATCAACTCGCGCTTGGACAGGATGAATGCGCCTTCTGATATTTCCTCAATGCTCTGCTGGCCCTTGTGGTCGAAAGCCAACAAGTAGCGCTTATGCGGCTCGCCGACGATCTGGATAGGCTCGCGCTGAGGCAGTAGTTCACCCTCGAAAACGTAGGCAGCGACGAAATTGCAGGCATTGGCGAGTTCTTCCGCCGGGATAAGGGCAGTTTTCTGAACGTTGAAGCGTGTGCGCAGGCGACTCTTCATCGTGTGTTTGAAGCTTCGACGAAGAGTGACAGGCAAAGCAGTAGCCTTCTGGTCGATTACGCGATCCAGCACCACCTCTCCGCTGCTGCCGATAACTGCGCCGACAAGGTCGCCTACCAGAACATCCGACTTGATGTTCAGTTGTTCAGCCATGGCGTTGAAGGCGTGTATGTAACCTTCTTTTACTGCTGCGGCCTTGGCACCAGTGAAACCCATCACCAGAAACACAAAGCCATCCTTGGTCATTTCAACGGCTTCGTACTGGTTTCCGCGATGCTCGAATTGAACCCACGAAAAGTTGTGGGTTAAAAATTGATCAGAGCACTCAAGTTCGCGGACCTTGGCCAGGACATGGTAATGCTGCTTGCCGAAAGCCTGCGCAACCTGCTGGCTGGTGGTGAAGGCTCGACCGTCGCGCGCCTCCACAAATTTGCGCATGTCAACTACTGTGGTAGTATTGGTCATGACGTTGTTTTCCTGATCGATGACTGCGTTGATCTCCGAAGCCTCAGTGTTCCCGCACTGGGGCTTCTTCGTTTTTAGGCTACCGCCTGCTTGCTCTGTATTTCGCGCCACTTCAGCCCCTCCTCGATCAACAAGCCGAGCTCCGCATTTAAGCTTCGACGATTCTTCTTGGCCTCTGTCTCTACCGCTGCTTTAACTGACGCCCCGAGGCTTAGGGGGTATCGAGCCTTTGCCTGCTGGTTCATGCCGCTCTCCATCCATCACTTGACATCATTAGGCATCATATTTGATTCCTAGTCAACATCATTTCCCATCATTTCTTGCGATAAATGCGTTTCGCAGACATCATGCACTCCATAGCAAACCGTGGAATCACCATGCACCTTCCCAAAGGCTTCCCCTCCAGACTGGTCCGCCTCCGCGCTGATGCGGGCATGACTCAAAAGGACTTGGCAAAAGCCTCTGGAATCAGCGTCCCTCAGATCGGCCGGTACGAGACTGGCACCTCATCTCCTCGCCTATCGGCGCTTGTAAAGCTATCCGAGGCCCTGGGCGTGACCATTGACGACCTACAGGACGTGGACCCGGAATCGAAAACCGTTACCCTCGTACTGGAAGAGCCTGACGGCAAGGAAATGCCCCTGACCATCGACCGGTCTGCATTCAATTTGCTCCAGCGGACTGCCAAGGAAACAGGAAGGCCGCTTTCCGATATCGTTTCCGATACGCTGCTTTGGGGATTGCGAATGATCAAAGAAAGCCCCGAGTTCGCCGCCAGCCTAAAGCGACAGATCGAAGAAAGCCGAAAATCGGAAAAGGACGAGTAACCCAAGCCAGGCCAAGCGCCGGGCTTTTCATTTCTTCCGGCGCGATTCTTTCGGCTGATCCTTCTGCTGCTGCTCATTCCAGTTCCTGCGGAACTCGTCATCCAAGGCGAAGATCGCTGCATCAATCTCTTCGCGGCATATCGCCGATGGTCTGCGGTCGAAATACTCGTTGACCGCGGTTAGCGCTATAGGAGCCGGCGCGCCGATCATGCCGACGTACTGGCGCGACCTGCTGATGGCTGCGTAGGCTTCAAGCACTTCGGACACCACATCGTCGATCTCTGGCGGCTCCTGGGCGGCCAACCCTAAGCGCTCATGCTTCCAGCGCTTCTTCTCGTTCTCCGGCCCGGCCCAATCCCTCGACCAGCGATATGCCGCTACTGCTTTTCCGCCGTGGCTTCCGCGCGCTCTTTAGCCCGAGTCATGATGTCCAGGGCGGCTCGAACAACGGTCCAGTAAACGTCCGGCATCATCTTCAGCAGCGCGACACCCAACTTCGGGCTGTACTCGGCCGGCACCCCGGGATTTTCTGCAACGTCGACACCCTGCCAATCCTTGATCAGGTGGCGCGCCGCCAGTTCGAAGTAGAGGTCGTCACCCGACTCCAGTTCGATCTCTGCGATGGACTCCAGACTGAAATCCTTGGTGCCGGCCCTGGTCTGAGCGTCGATGGAATCCAAGTGGCGCTGGATGATCGCCTTGTGCGACTTGAACAGCGGGCTGCCGAACGATGCAACGAGCAGCTTGGCGCCCGGCGCAAAATCGACCCAGCGCTGGCCGTCAATGTCGATCTCAGGCTTCTTGATGGTGATGCCCATGGTATTCCTCTGCGGTAAAAGGCCCGACGCACACCCCAGGGCGCGCCGGGCAAAGGGTTAAGCGGTGACGGTGACAGCGCAGGTGTCGGTCTTGGTGCCGTCTGCAGCGCTGGTCGCGGTGATGGTTGCGGTACCGGCAGCCAGGCCGGTTACCAGGCCGGTTGCGCTGACGCTGGCGACTGCTGGGTCGGAGGTGGTCCACTCGACCAGCTGGCTTGCGCCTACCGGGGTGACCACGGCCTCAAGGTCGCCGGTTTCATCGACTGCCAGGCTCAGGGTGTCAGGGGTGACGGTCACGGCTGCAATGGCGATCGGCGCTGGCAGGCGGGTGATGGTCGGCGGCACGCGGCGGCCGGTGTAGTTCAGTTCCACCTGGACGATGTCGGTGGCCCCACCGTCCGGCCAGTCGCCGCTGACTTCCATCTCGGGGATGAGGAAGGTGTAGCCGCCATCTGCGTTGCTCAGGGTGAACTCGAAGCTGAGCGAGTCGCCGGTCTGCTGCGCCTTCCAGTACTGGTAGGCGGTCTTGGACCAGCTCAGGGTGATCGAGCCGCCAGGCACGAAGGTGGTCTGAATGATGTTGCCGGCGAATGGGTTGCCGTTGCCGATACAGCGCTGGGTCTGCGAGTTGTTGGCGAACTGCAGGTTGAAGGTGTCAACGCAAGCGTTGTCGTCACCCAGTTGCACGCCGTTGATCTTCAGCCCGGTCACATCCTTGAAGCCGTACCGCCGCTGGTTGGCCTCGGGCGCAGGGCTGACGATGAAGGAAGTGTTGTCGGCCTTGTCCTGCCACGAGGTAGCCATGAACGTGGTGGTGACGCTGATCTCGTTGTCGTTGGGGACCTCGATGTTGATGGTGTCAACCTGGGCTCCGCGAGCGATGCCGGCGATACCAACGTCCGCGTCATAGGCGGCGATGGAGAACGAGATGCGCTCGTTACCCATGGTCAGGGTATTACCTGACCAGTTCGCGCCGAAGCAGGAGGCCAGGAATTCGTCAAGGGCGCCGTAGCGGAACTTGGTCTCGATATCGCCGCCGACATCCACAGTCGTCTGGGCGGTGCCCTGCGACATGCGAGTCTCGCCGATCTCGTTGTTCTCTTCGGTGTTGTAGGTGGGCACCAGGCCGAAACTGACGCGGGTCAGCACGTTCCAGTTGCCCGGCGGGGTGATTCCCGGGGTCACTTCGCGAATCCACGCGGTCGAGCGCTTGGCACCACTGGACATGGGGTGTTTCTCCTATCGATAGGCGTAAAAAAACCGCCATGTGGCGGTGCATTGGCTGGATTCTGATCAGGCCGCGTCTAGCCCAAGGGTCATTTGCAGCTGGTCGCGCCAGTATTCGACCTGGTGCTCCAGGCCTGGCTTCTTGTTGCGCCAGCGGGCCAGCTCACGACCGCTCAGGCTTGCAACGGCCTTCGCGTCGTCAAGGGCACGGCAGGCGCGGTCAAATTGCTGCTTCTCGTTCAGTTCTCCGCGCAGCAGGGCGTCAATGTGCAGGTCGGCCCATACGGCGAAGTCGTCGTCGAGCCAGCGAGCGAACGCAACGGCCAGCTTTGGGTGAAGCCAGGTGCCCTGACCCTTGCCGCCCTTCACTGCCTCGACAAGACCGAAGTGAGATTTTCCCACTTCGGTGTCAAGGCCCAGTGCTCTCGCCAGAGCCTTGAGGTAGCTGATGCTTGCGGGCAGGCGAAGCCAATCGACCGGGCGCTTGCCGAAGCGCTTGGCTACGTCCGTGGCGTTGATCCACCCGTCGCTGTTGAAGCGCACGGCTTTGCCTTGGTAGTGAAACGGAATGACGCTGCTCTCGATCATCTGTGACACCTCGTTCATCAGGCGAATAGAAACGCAGCCGGGGCGGACGGATGAACGAACATCCACCGTTCGGCTGTACGGGCCTAGGCTGCGTGTTTGGTTGCCTTTCGGCAGAAATTGGCGGGCTCAGTAAGCCCGGTATGGCACCCTAACGTTGACCTGGTACCAGTTTTTGCCATCGTCACCGATGACCTGCGGGGAAGCCTCGAAGAAGTCGAACGGCCCTTCTGGCGCGCTGTAGTACTGGAACTGGGTGACCAGCGTGTCTACGGCTAGGGTGATGGCCAAGGTGCCGCTGTAGCTGGGCACGAACAGCTGAATGACGACGATTCCTGTCTGGCGCACGCACGGCCCGATTCCGACCTCTGGCGTGCTGCTCAGACCGGGGATGTCCGCCAGGCGCGCCCAAATATTTCGGCCGGCAGGATCAAATGGCTTCGGCGGATTCGGGTAATCCACTGCATCAGCAGGGATCCCGGCCCATTGCGCCATGCGCCCGATGACGATGGCGCGGATTTGTTCGAAGGTCATGAATAGGCCTGCGAGACGCCGTGAAACGCCACTTCGTAGACGCCAGCAGGAGCTTGGGTTGAGTGGCCTTCTTCAATTTTTTCGGCGTACGGTAAGTTCGTCTGGATGAAAATAACTGTGAACGGCTCAAGGCCGGATAGCATCCGCTCCCCTGCCGCCACCGTTTCCACACCGTTTTTGTCGATCTTGGTTGTCTGCGTGTATACCGGGGCGCCGATGCTTACGATATGGCTGCCCCGGAATCTGCCGCCCGTATAACCTGGAGGTGGTGGTTTCTTCCAGAGCTTCGGGTTGCCGACTGGCGATTTGTAGACAATCTCGCCAAGCATTGCCATGGCAATCGCCCTGGATCGCTGTGTCAGCGCATCCTCAACCACGCCGGCAAATGCACTTGGCGGCGTGCTCCATCCTCTCCCCTTGGTCATGGTTACTTCCTCAGCTGGATCTCGTAATGCGCCTTGGCCGGGTCTATGCCTGGGCTGACGATGCGATACGTGGCCGGCTCGCCAGTGACGAGGTCGGGAGCCGTGATCTGGTGCCCAACAGCCGGCTTGTCGGTGACCTCGTTTGCCAGACAGATCAGCAGCACGTCGCCCACCAGGATGTTCAGGCCGTCGATGCGCCGGCTGTCGTAGCTGTCGAGCACGCCGCGCCCGGTGTACGTCACCGGCTGGGCTGTGGTCGTCTCGTTGATCGGGTCCCACACGCCAGGCCCCATGTAGGTGCCGGCGAATGTGGACACCGCGTCGGCCAGGTCTTCGTCGAAGGCCTCTGCCAGGTCTGCCTGGATTTCGTCGCGCAAGCCCATGGCTATCCCCTTTTCACAGCAAAGGCGAACGGATTGCTGCGCCAGGGCGTCAGCAGCGCCAACGCCAGCTGCACACAGGCCGGCTGGGCGACAGTGCTGGTCTTGTCGATCGAGCCGAAGGTCTTGCTGGTCGATACCGACCCGGCCTTGACCGTCTTCGCCTCGAGCGAGCCCTCGGTCTGCTGCTGGTAAAGCTTTCCTTGGGAGGCGCACTTGGCCAGCCGCGCGCCCGCCTGCTTCACATCGTCAGGGATCTTGTCCATGTCGATGCCGACCAGGTTGAGCGCAGTCAGGTAGGCATTCGCCTCGAAGACCGCCTCGCCCTTCAGCTCTGGAGCTGCCCAGTCAGGCCCAAGGATGGCGTCTACGTCGGCCACAGTGATGTAGGTAGCCATCAGGCCTCCGCTTAAATGAGTGGGGCCACAGCCCCGGGATTACTGCTTGCCGAGGTCAGCGACCTGCTTCTGCAGGGCTTCTTTCGAGGCATTGGAGCGGTAGGAGACGTTCGCGGCGTCAAGCTTGGCCTTGAGCGCTTCGACCTCTGGGTCAGCGTTCGCTGCCTTGAGGACCTCGACCTGCTTGAGCAGTTCGGCATTCTGCTTCAGAAGCTCAGCCTTCTCCTGCTCCAGGTCTACGACCTTCTGCACTTCGCCGTCGCGCTCACGCTGCAGGCTGGAAATGCCGGCATTCACCGCCTCCAGCACCTCGAACAGGCGCGACGCTGTTTCGCCCAGGTCACCCGAAGGGCGCTCCAAGCTCTGTACCGCGAACGATTCGACGATCACGCCGATGGAGCCGAGCTCAGCGGTCAAGCGATCGACAACGTCCTGGCTCAAACTGCCGGCCTCGACGACCACTGCCAGGGCCTGCAGCTCGGGGCGAATGGTTACCTCGGGAATGTCCTTGGCAGCGCCTTTGCGACCCTCCGCCACGTTGGCGTCGACAATGACCAGCCCATGTTCCCGGGCGAGCTCCTTGACGTTCTCCTGGTACTGGTGGAACGGCCCAGCCAGATACCAGATGTTGTTTCTGCTCATGCGCATATCCTCAGCAGGCCAGGCCATAGGCCCAGCCCGCCATCAGGGTTACTTGGAAGCGTCACCGATCAGAGCAACACCGGCGGTGTGCTTGATGCTGGTGGCGGTCTTGTCCCAGTTCGAACCGGTGGCGATCTCGGCATCGGTCGGGGACTTGCCACCGTTGGTTTGATCCCAGGTGTAGCCCTTGAGACCCAGGCCGAAGTCGTAGTCCACCTGCAGGGTGGTCTCGATGCGCTCCTTGCCGTTGGTGGTCGACACGTTGCTGACCATGTTGCGGCCGTCGTGCACCAGTGCGGCACCCTGCACCAGGGACAGGATGATTTCCTTGTTCGGGGTGCCGGTTTGCATCAGCGCCGGGGCATCGGTGACTACCGAGACCTTGCCGAGGATGTCGACAACGCGGACGTTGCCGGCCTGGAACAGCTGCTCGGAGTTGGTCAGGGCCTGGCCGATCAGCTTGTGGTAGGTGGTGCCCTGCATCACCTGGGTCACCAGGTTCTGGCTGGCGTCACCGAACTTGGCGTGGGCGTTGTTCAGACCGACCTGAGTGATGCCGGCGGTTGCCGAAACATCGTTGACGGCGGCGGCCTGGGCAGTGATCGCTGCAACCAACGCGGCGATTGCGGTGTTCAGCTGGTCCTTCAGCAGGATCTCAGCGAACGCGCGGGATGCCACCTCGACGCCTTGAGCGGTTGGGCGCTCCAGCCAGGTCATCTGCGACGGCTCGTAGCGAACCGGGCCGAAGCCGCCGGCCACCTTCACCGAGGTGTTTTTCAGCTCGGTCAGGTCGGTGATCGGAGCGGCGCCGTTGGCGGCGTAACGATCGACGCGGCGCTGGGCAGCAGCCAGGGTCTGGAAGAACGACTCTTGGAGGAAGTCGCCGGTGAAGCCGTCCGGGGACAGCACGATGGCGCCGCGGCTGGCGGCGTTGAACGCAACGAGCATCTGATCCAGCGTCTCGATGGTCGCCGGCATGATGTACTCGTTGAAGACCTGCATTTGCGACAGGGACATAGGTGTTTTTCCTTACGATTGAGGGAGGTCTGGGAACCGGCTGGCGATTGCCGCCGTGCGTTCCGCTTTGTTACCGCCGAAATTGCCTTTTGCGGCCCCGCCGCCCTTTCCAGCACCCCCGGCCCCGCCGCCAGATGCCTTGCTACCAGCGATCAGCGGGCCGAAGGCCGGATCGTTGGTGAATTCTGCTTTCAGCTCATCCAGCGTTGCCGCCGAGAGCTTGCCGGCAGCGTCCAGCACCACAACGGTTGGTTTACCGTCGCGCTGCTCGACGCTCAGCCGGCGTTCGATGTGGGGAAGCAATGCCTTGGCGCTGCCTGGCACGGCCAGAGCAGTCGCGATCTCGGTGGCGGTGCGGCCCACGGTCAGATCCCGGATCTGGCCTTGCAGGGTGGCGCGCTCGCTTTCGAGGGTGCCGGTCAGCTCAGCTTCGCGGCGGTTGTACTTTTCGGACCAGGACTTTTCGAGCTCCTCGACGTTGCCAGACTTGCGAGCAGCCTCTTCGGCCTCGGCGCGCGCCTTTTCTTCGGCCTCGCGGCGGGCTTTCTCGGCGGCCTTCTTCTCGCCCAGGAGCTCCTCCACCTTGGCCTTCAGGCCGGTGACATCCTCCTGCTGCGGCAAACCATCGATGCCAAGGACGAACTTGCCGTCCTTCTCGACGTACAGGGCTGCTACCGATTCTTCGACGCCTTCGAGGCTGTCCAGTTGGAATTTCAAGGTCATTGCTGTCTCCCAGAGACGTTGAGCAGGCCCTGCCTGCGGGTACAAAAAAGCCCCGGCTCAGCCAGGGCTTAGAAATTGCGCGCCACGAAATCGAGGCGCCGTGTTTTGTGGCGCGGATCAGTTCAGGCCGGCCCGCTCGAATGCCATCGGCTCACGCTCGCGCAGCTGCTTGAGGGTCAGGGTGCGGCCGTCATCGTCGACAAACCGGTCGATGGTGAGCTGGCCCTTGCTGAACAGCTTGTAGCGAGCCGGGCCGAGCACATCCTCTTGGAACGCTGCCGGCTGGCGTGCAAGCCATTCGCCGTAGGTGGTCTTGCTGCTGACCTGCTCGGCACCGTCCGGGCCTACCGCTGGGCGAGTTGAGCCAGGGATATCTCGGGCGAACTCATCCTTGAGGACTGGGATCTCGGTGGTCCGGCAGTTCCAGTGGAACGGCGGCGCCGGCGCTGTCATGGGCACCACCGTGCCATCCAGCGCACGGCAGAGCGGCGTGGTCCTGCCGTCCAGCGTGGCGACCCGGCGCTTACCCTTCAGGATGTCGTCGTTGTCGGCCATGACCTGCGACCTCGCCGAACTGGCGATGTGGTTGGTCATGGTCCGCACCAGTGCACCAGCCTGGTCGCGCTGCTGCACGCCGAGCGATGTGAGCCGGCGGGTGATCTGGCTTGTCGTCTCACCCAGCGCCGAGCCCACGCGAATCTCGCTGATGATCTCGGCGCTTTTCTTGGTGCCGTATTGGTCGATCGCACCGGCGATGCTGATGCGCTGCCGGCCCTTTCCGACCTCAAGGTCGAGCGGATCAGCCAGCGCTGCGGCGGCGACCTGCTCGATGCTGGGCTGGTTCAGCTGCACGACCGTCTTCACGACCTTGCCCAGCAGGGTCATGTTGAACCCGGCCTCGTACCCGCCGAATTCCGTCAGGTCGAGCACGGCCTGCTGCTTCATCTCGCCGTATACGCCCGCCAGCTCGCCCTGTAGCTCCTGAATCTGTTTCTCGTACCGTTGGGTGCCGTAACGGCTAAATCCCTCTGATACGCGCGATTTAGCGGTGCTGATGGCCTTTGTGATGAACTTGGCCAGTCGCTTAAGGCTGCCACCGGCGTAGCGCTGAACGTGCACCTGGTGGCGAGTCGCTGCGTCCGACAGGTAGCCGTCACTGCTCATCCTCGCCGCCTCCGGTGTCGTTGCCGGTCACCGGCGGTTGCTGGGCAAGGTCATCGTCGATTTTCTCGTCACTGCGGTCCGCCTCCAGCACGCCGCCCTGGCGAAGATTGACCCGAACATCCCGCTTGGCGATGAAGCCCTGCTGCCACAGCTGGATCTGGGCCAGGATATCCTGGGCGGTCATCGTCTCGTCGAAGAACGATTGGTTGAGCCAGAAGACCGTGCCCTTCTCATCCGGCTCGCCCATCATGAAACGCTCGGCGTCGAGAATGGCCCGTTTAAGGGCCTCGGACACGTTGCCGGCGATGGTGCCCAGCACGCTATTGTCCGAGCTGTAGCGTATGCGCACCGCCTCGGCCGTCTCGGCTCCGCCCGCCTTCTGGACGATGCGGGCGCCGATCATCAGCATCTGCTCTTCCTTGTCCTTGAGCAGCGTACGGGCCAGCTGGCTCTCGGTCGCCTGGACAAGCTTTGCGTCACCGGACTTGCCGAGGTTGAAGCCGCGGGTAGAGCCGATGTGGATGCCGTTGGGGTTCAGCTTGGCGAAATCGTCCGCGCTGATGTCGGTGGTGATGAACAGAGTTGGCTGGCTGCTGATGAAGCCGCTCTCCTCCACCGTGGCACTGTTGCCGTAGTGCAGGATGTTCACATCGGCCAGGTCTTCAAGCGGTGACTTGTCGATGCTGGCGTCGTTGTCCTCGGCTCCGTAGAAGCTGAACAGGATGTGATCGAATGGCTGGCCATTCTTGTCGAGCGGCTGGGTCTCGGTGTAGGTCTTGCCGTCCTTGCTGTAGAGACGCTGGACGTACTTTCCATCTACCAGCAGCAGGACTCGGTACTGCTCTTCCTTGATGCGATCGAGGTTCTCCTGGCTGAACTCGGACACGCATTCCAGCAGACAGACGTAGACCAGGCGCAGCACGCCATCAATGACCTGCTCTTCCCAGTCGATGATCGAGGTCGCGCCGTAGTGGTGGATCAGCGCACGCCGGCCCTGCATGTCGGCCATGGAGGACACGCCTTCAACTGGCGGGAAATCCACCAGGAAGCCGCCACGCCCAGTGTCCAGGCACTCACCCACGGAACGCTTGGAAAGCTGCTCCAGACTCGTGCCGTCGCCACTGGCGTTCTCCTTCAGGTACTCCACGCCCGCAGGTAGCTGCAGTTCAGCTGTCTTGCGGAACACCGCACCCAGCAGGCCGGTACGCGTACGCCCGGTGATGTTCAGGAACATCGCTCGCTTCTTGTACTGCTTGTACCGCGCCAGGTTCTCCGGTGATTTGTTCTCCGGGTCCGGCATCGGCAAGTATTCGTCGTGCTTGCGCACCTCACGGGCGCCAGCCACGCAGCGCTTGACCAGCTGCCAGCCGGGCAAGGCCTCCGAGTACTCTGCCCGGGGAATGAAGTTCGGCATGGGTGGCCTCAGAAAGTGAACGTGATGGGTACGTGCTTGACTACGGAGCGCTTGGTCTTGGCCACGGCGAAGTAGCGGAATGCATCAGCAGGGTGGGATGACCAGTCATGCAGCGGCTTGTCTTTCCAGCAGCCTCGCTTGTCGTCCCATTCCTTGCGGTAGCTCTCCAGGGCCGTGATGCCCTCCTCGCATTTGGCTTCGTCGAAGGCGCAATTCGGGAGGATTTCCCGGGCCTGCTCAATGCCTTCGTCCACGCCGAGCTTCGGCACCACCTGGAACGTCAGCGAATAGCGCTGTCCGTCGATCTCGTAGCCCTCTCGTGCGAGTTCGCGCCGAGTCTTGCCGTCGCTACCGAATTCCCGGTTGTCGATGTCGTGCGGGCCCCAGTGCTCGCCATATTCGTAGCCGCGATCCTTCAGAACCTTCATGTAGTGCCGCAGGCCTTCGCCGCTGTTCTGGTAGAAATCGACAACGTGGTACTCCTCGCCGACGATCCGGACGAACCAGATGGCCGTGGAGTCGCCCACGCCGATGTCCCAGAACGTGTGCACCGGCAGGTGGCTGTTGTCGGGCAGCTTGCCGATGCGCTGGGCGGCGTAGAGCTTGGTGAACTGCTTGGCGTAATAGGCGCCCTCGATCGTCTGCTGGAATGCCTCGGCAGGGATCGACGGGTATTCCCGCTTCATGTCGTCGCCGAGGGTCTTTTCCTTTGCGGCGTACCAGGCGCGCTGGCCTGGGCTGGTGACGATGCTGTGCTTTGCTGCCAGGTCATCGAAGTACTTGGTCAGCCGGTCCGGGATGACGACGCCAGTCGGGCCAAGCCAGTACAGCGGGTTCCGCCACCAGCTGAAGAAGAAGAACTTCCAGTCCAGCAGGCCCAGGGGCACGCCGGCCAGCTGCTGCTTCTCGGCAGACTGGCTGTAGTCGAAGAAATACCCGGCCCGTCCTTCCGCCGTCGATTCGATGGTGACGAAGCACTCAGCGGCCACAGCCTCGAACGCACCGGTGACGATCTCCCGCGCCTTATGCGGGAACTTGGCGCAGATCTTCCCGAACTCGGAAACGTGCAGGTAGCGCAGCGTGCCGCCCCGGAAGGAGGTGGACACATACAGCGACCCGCCCTTGCTGAATACAAGCTCGCCCGCAGCGTCGTTGCGCGCCGGGTTGGCCGCCTTGATCTCCTTGGGCAGGTGATCGTAGGCGTACTTCACCTTCTCCCGGAACAGGCGCTTGGCGTCGCTCAGGGTGTGGGCGATCAGGGCGCACTTCGCCGCTTCGAAAAGCGCGGCATCCAGCTGGACGATGCACACCAGCGTGGTGAAGCCCAACTGCCGGGCCTTGAGGATGATGTTGCGGGTGTGCATCCCCTGGAAGTAATCGACCTGCTCCTGCGTCATGCGGAAGCGGACCTTCTTGCCCTGCTTGTCCGTGATGAAGTACAGGTTGTTCAGCCGCCAGAACCGGTCCCGGAGCAGTTTCAGGTGCTCGGGCTTCATGGTCAGGCATCCTTCGATAGTTCATCCATCAGGGCGGCCAGATCATCGACGGTCTTGTTGCCTTCCTCGCTATCCAGGCCGTACGCCTGACGCTCGCCCTTGATGACCTTGAGCTGTGCATCGACGCCAGCGTTCAGCGCTCGGGAGAAGTCGCCAAGGTTATCTTCATTGACGTCCATCTCAGCCAGCGCAACAGACAGCTTGTCGGCGATCGAACGCCAGTTGGCCAGCCCGGTTCGATGAGCCAGCACCACAGAGGCAGCCTGGTCAGACGCCTCCTCGATGATTTCCGCATCGGTACGCGGCTGCGTACTTGGCGTGCGTACCGTGCTGCGTACCAGCTTGTCACGGGCCGCTGTCTTGACTTGACTGGCAAGGTCCCGCGCCCAGCCTTCCTTCTTGGCTCGCTTGCGTACCGCGCCTTCAGTGACACCGTTGTTCTCGGCTATTGCTCGAACCGAAAGCGACCCGGCCCGGAAGGCTCGTTCTATCGCCTCCCAGTCGGGTTGCTTGATACTCATGTCGAATCCTTACTGATCGCGGGCTATTCGAACCGTGCGAATCTTGCCGCCGGTGTAGATGTCCCGCTTCATCGCGGCGCGCACAGCCTCTTCGGCACTTGCGCCCATGTCCATTGCTGCCAGGGCATAGGCCGAGCCACTGCCGATCGCGTCAGGGTTGGCTGGATCGAGGTCCTGCCGCCATACGCCGGTCTTGTCGTCATGGCCCACCATCTGCAGCCTGCCGCCATCCACCACGTATCCCGAGCACTCGACAGGTACCGGCGATGGCGTGCCGAAGTAGGCCGCAATCAGGGCCTTCTCGTCGCACACGGCACCGGACAGGAAGAAGCTGACGCCATCCACGACGGTGAGCTTTTGGCAGTCATCGGAAACGATGGAGCCGCTGCGGGTCTGGCGGGAGTCGTAGGCGATCACGCCATCCTTGTAGGCGATGGTGGTCATGGCCGGATCTCAGGCGAATGGGTCGGCGGGCTTGGCGATCGAGCGCACGAACCACATGAAGCCCTGCTGCAGGTTGGTCTTGGCCAGGGCCAAGGTGCGCTGATCTACGCCTTCGATCTGACCGATCTGCTTGAACAGCTCGCCGGCGTCGGCCTCCAGGGCCTTGATCGAGTTCATGCCGTCGATCTCGCTTTGGGTGAGGTCGCGGTAGCCGGTGATCTTCTTGTGCTGGTTGTCCATGGTGGATCCTCTGGTGGTCGCGCCACGAAACGGCGCACCTCGATTTCGTGGCGCCGATCACTCAGCCTTGCGGGCCGGCAGTTTGAAGTCAGTGACGCGGTCGGCAATGTTGCGCACCTTCTCGACACCGAGGAAGCCGACCCATCCACCTACGAACGTGGACATGCTCTGCGGCAGGCCGAAGAACTCCAGGCCGCTGATGATCGTCAGGGTAAGACCGCCGCAGATCGCGCCCTCGACCAGCATCTGGCGACGAGTACCACCTCCGTAGGTGATTCGCAGAACAGCCATGGCGCAGGAAAGGCCTGCCGCGTACAGGAGGGGCGAATGCTGGCTCAACCACGCAAGAGCAATCGCCCAGGTGTCTGGTTTGTCTGGCATGTTGGACATACTCGATATCCCCTGAGGGGCGGCAAGAAGAAAAGGCCCGGTGAGCCCCTATTGAGGGGCCGGGCGAAGGTGCGAGGAGAAGAAAAAGATGGCCCCATGCTATCGTCGCAATCCCTACAACCGCGACACAGGATGGAACCATGGCAAACTTTATCGTGACCTTCAGACTGGAAGATGGGACGGACTATCGCGAACGATACGACTCACTGATGGAGCAACTGGCAATCGTTTCGAATGGCGGATCCTGGGATGAAACTTCATCCTTTGCTGCATTCACCAGCTCTAAATCACTTGAGGAGGTTTACAGCGCCCTGTACCTGGAAAGCAGATTCAGCCCCAGCAAAGACACGATGGTCATCATCGACCTGACGAACAGCAAAAAGAAGACCTGCGGCCTGATTGAGTACCCAAACACCCTAAGCACCTGCTTAGGCTTCTGATCGAAAGAGTCTCGACTCAAGCTCTGCCAGTCTCTGTTCGCTTTCACGGAGGCTGGCCTCTTGATAGGAAACGAAGCCATCCGCCTGGGTCAGCTTTTCCTGAGCATCGCGCTGAAGGGATTTGGCCTCTCTCAGTTTTTGCTCGCAGCAGATGATCGCCTCAACGAGGCAGCGGTACTCGCTCTTCATGCTGATCTCCAAGAACAAAAATCCCGGCGCGTGGCCGGGACTCTTGAGGCCCTCAGCGGGCAATAAAAAACCCGGCTCAGTGGCCGGGTTCTGGTGTGTCACTCCTCAACACGCGCAGGAATGACAGGATGGAGCAAATTTACGACATGGCGACATGATATTGCAAGCCCTTTTGAGGGCCTTTTCACGCAGCCTCGTCGAACAGCACGCCAATCGCTTCAAGCATGTGCTGGGCCTCGGTCAGCGCCTCATTCACCAGAGACTCCAGAGAACCCTTGATGGCCCGGTTCCAGCGCTGGTAGGTGCGTTCGGTAAGGCCTTGGGAATCCCAGTTGGTCATGTCGTAGTTCGACTCGGCCAGGACGATCATATCCCCCGGCTTCACCTCGGCCACGGCACGGGCGTGCTTGTTGGCGCGCTCAGCCGCGGCAGTAGCAGCCTTGTTGCGCCAGTCCCATTGCCCCTCCCGTTCGTTCTCGCGCTGGTCAGGCGCCTTGAACTGGGGCACCTTGCGCTGAATGCCCTTCGTTTGCTGCGGTACCGCCCAGACCAGAATTGCCTGCTGAGTGAAGCGCTTCGGCGCCGGGGTGGGCACGATGGCGACCAGGCGACCGATGGAATCAATCTTGCGCCCCTTGTGCGTGCTGTACTTCGCCACGAGGGCATTCCAGTGTCGCGGGCTGAGCTGTGCATGCAGCAGCTTGTGCACGATGGAGTCAGCCAGCAGCGCGGCATCCTTCCCCGATATCTCACCCTTGAGCTTGCTGGACTGCACGCGCGGTTCGACATTGCACCCGCCGGCGCTGTTGATTGTCTCGGCCGCCAGGGCTCGAACGACTGCGGAAATCACGTTCTGATAGCTCATTACTTGCCCCCTGCCCGCTTGGCCTTTCTCAAAATGAATTCTTGGTAGTACCGCTTGCGGCGCACCGCTCCCGCCCAGGACAGCGACACACCACCCACAACCATGAGGGTGGCCAGAATCAGGAATCCCCATGCTGGTGTCATGCTGCCTCCTTGAGGGCTTTGATCTTTGCCCGGTACTCGGCCTTGATGGCCTGCAGGTCTTCGATGGTGTAGCGGCGGACCGATTGGTCCCTTTCCAGGGCCTCCACAGCCTCGAGGCCATACCGGGCGATGAGGCCGAGGCGGTACTCGGCCACGTTGCCCGACAGATACCGGTTGTCGTGCTTGCTCTGGGCGTTGCAGTTCATCTCGTTGAAGCGGAGGTGCGGCGCAGATCCGACGCTGCGATAGTGGCCGGCATCGACCGCATTGCCGTTCCAGTCGAGCGGGCGACCACTGGAGATGCAGCAGTGCCCTTCCAGCCTGTCCCGCTCGCGGATGTAGGCATTGAACGCCTGTTGGGCCTCCCGTAGGTGGTCGCCCTTCGACTTCAGCTTCTCGCGGCGCTCCTTGAGGTCTTCCCGCTTCTGCCTGGTGATGGCCTTGGCTGCCACCTTCTGCGCCTTCGGTTCCTTGGCCACGGCCAGGGCACAGGCGATGCTGCAAACCTTCTGCGTGGTCATGGCTGGCTTGAAGTGCTTGCCGCAGCCAGGCGCCTTGCACTTCTTCGGCTTGATTTCCTTGGCGAGCATCAATACTCATCCCCCGCGAAGTAGCCGACCAGGAAGGTGGCAAAGGCCAGGAGGAAGACGACGGCGCCATGAGGCACTGAGGTCTGCGTGTAGGCGGTCAATGCGACCACAAGAACGAGTCCGGCGATGAGCTTGAATACCTTGGTCGTGCTCATGCAGCCTCCTCCCCGAGCAGATCGCTGAACACAACACCCTGCGGCGCGTAGTCCCAAACCATGCGGCCAGCCGTCTTTTGCTTTTTCCTGGCTGCCGCGCAGATGCAAGGCTTGCTCACGCCCGTGTGGCGCACCGCAGATTCCAGTGAAGGGAACCACATGCCCATCCCCTGCTTTGCCGACTGAACCGGCACAGCACAGTCGCTTAGCCCCGTAGCCGCCGCGTGCGCCATGTTTTCCTGATGGGTGCACCACTCGAGGTTGTCTGGATGCGGATTGCTCTTGTCTCCGTCCTTGTGATTGATGCACGGCAAGTCGTTCGGGTTTGGAACAAACACCTCGGCAACCAGGCGATGGATCAGGTACGCCTTTGCCTTGCCGCCTACCTTGAGGATGATCCTGGGATAGTCGCTGGACTTTGCGCGCTGAATCAGGCGTTCTGGGTAGCTTTTGGCAACGCCAGAGCGGGTCGACGACACATGAGCCATTCGCTTGACTCTCCCGTGCGAAGACACCATGTAGCGTCCTGCCAGGGTTTTACTCTCCAGCCAAATCTCACTCATGCCGCGGCCTCCCACTGCTCAGGCATCTGCCCTTTGGGCTCGCTCCAGCGCACACCACGCTCGGTGCCGAACACGTACATGCACTCGATGACGTCGCCCAGCTCAGCCACGGACATACGCCGGGTGCTGACGCCAAGCATCACAACGCCGCCGTTGATGCCGGAGGCCATGCGCACCTCCTGGCGGGCAGCAGCAGTCATCAGCGCCTTCCAGTCCTCGCTGTCGAGCTTCTGCATGACGCCGTTCACCGGCCATTCAACTTGGCGCGCGATGTCCGCCAACATGGCCCAGAGCTTCGCGTTCTGCTCCAGAGTGCGACGGGACTTCACCGGGCGGACGATGATCTCGATGGCCCCGGCCACTGAAAGCTCAGTGGCGAACAGGTACGCCAGCCGGCATACGTCACGGACCCGGCTCGGGCCAGAGGACCAGAAGTGGCGAGGTTTTGCGATTGCTTCAGCCACGCTTCACCCCCTTGCGCGCGGCCTTGATCGCTCGGGCCGCCCTGATGAAGCCGCTCGCAGCGCCGCAGAGCATCGCCCAGGCCAGGTACATCGCGTACATAGCGAGCATCGCGCCGCCGGCGCCCATGACCGCGTAGCCTACGAGTTGGGCGAAATTATTCATGGTCATGGCTCGCCTCCTTGGCCAACGCAGCCTGGATGATCTCGTCAATGGTGTCGCAATAGCCGTAGATGTCCTGCACATCTGGCAGGCCATTCACTACGTCACGGACGGTGCACCTGATGTTTCCATCTACCTGGCCGCTGATTTCGCGCAAGGCTTTGCGCAGTTGCTCGTTCTCGGCCTTGAGGTTGTCACCCACCTCTCGGAGCACGGCCAAATCGGTTTGTGCATCCTTCACCCACTGGATGGCATATGGGACGCACTGGCCATGTGCGGCGCACTGAGGGATCGCGTCGACCAGCCGGTCACGCTCGGCAATGATCTTGTCGTCCAGCGCGACTTCTTCTGTCAGCCGCTCGATCTCCGCGAGCAGGGCCAGGATAGTGGCCGGGCTGGCGGCGGCAGCGAACTCCGCGTTGTGCGCGCCCTTGCCATCTGGCGTATGCCAGGCACTCAGGATCTTCCAACTACCATCGCCGACCACGTGCACGCCGTTGTGGTCAACTTCTACCCGCCGAGCCCCGTGGCTTTGGGTGGCAGCCTCGGCCAGCGCTTTCAGGTCGCGCATCTTGTTGGTGTCCATCAGTGCGCCTCCTGCGTGAACAGCACGTCAAATCGCTCGTCCGGGTACGAAACGGCGTAGCCCAGCTTCTTGCCTGTGGCGGCCTCGTCCAGATCGCACAGGCACTCATCCTCATCCAGCGCCCGCCCGGAAAGGCTCACCAGATCGGAGGGCTGGCAGCCAAAGGAGCGAGCCAGTTCGTAAACGCTCGTGACCACGTCGCCGGAGCCGTCGAGTTTTTCGGTTTCAGCCCAGGTACACATCACACCCCCTCCCCAGCCGACTGCCCGGCGCGCTTGATGTTCAACTTGGCCAGCAGGTGTGCACGGGTCATGCTGCACCTCGCTGAGAAAGGCGGAACTGCTGACGATCTAGGAACCACTTGATGCCTCGCTCGCAGACGCTGGGAGCAGGAAGGGAGGCCATGCGCTCGGCATTTACAGGTGCATGGGTTTCGCGAAGGCACTGCTCCATGTCGGATCGATCAGCCATCCCAAGGAACAGCTCTTCCAGGATGTCGCCGATAGGCCGAACGTTATCCATGATGTCGCCCTTGGCGGCACGGCTGATCCGCAACCACATCACATAGTCGACGTGATCACGAACCAGGCAGTGGAGGTCATAGGGGCAGATCCCATTCGTCCAGCCGCCAGACCCACGAACAAGCATCCCGCAGTTCATCAAGCCCTCTCGGTCGGACTGGGGGCGCCCAACCAGGAACATGACTTCACGACCGGTACGCTCCATCACTGCGTCAGCCTTCTGGATTTCTTCCTCGGTTGGGTTCTTGCCTTTGACTTCGAGGTAGATGCCTACGTTAGGCAGCCAGAAATCAGGCAAGTAGTAGCCCTCATCGACTCGGACCAGGTCAGGCTCGTACAGGTAGAAGATCTCGGCGGCCTCAAGCACGCGAGCCCAAAGCAACTCGGTGTAGGAACGAAGGCGGTAGCCGTTGTGGTGGTAGATCGCTCTGCGCTCTTTCATCAGAAGTTCACCTGCACGACTTTTTCTTGGCGGGAGTGGTTGGCTAGTGGCATGAAGCGGGAGCGGTCGCCCTGGAATGCGGTTGGCACCATCCCAATCTTTCCATCTCGGTTCTTTCGGATGAGGATCTCCCCAATGCCCTTGTCCTGGGTGTTCGGGTGGTACACCTCGTCGCGGTACACGAACATCACGATGTCAGCGTCCTGCTCGATGGCCCCGGATTCGCGCAAGTCACTGAGCACTGGGCGCTTGTCCGGACGGGCCTCGCAGCCGCGGTTTAGCTGAGACAGAACGATCACAGGGCAGGACAATTCGCGGGCAAGTAGCTTGATCTGGCGCGACATGGCCGTGACATCCTCGGTGCGCCCCTTCCCCTCGCCCTCCATCAGGCCCAGGTAATCGATGACCACCAGCCCCATTCCGCCCATGCGATTAGCCTGGCGGCGCGCAATTGCACGGATTCTCGGCATGGTCATGACAGGCACGTCGGACACGCAGATAGGCGCATCACGGAGCAGCATCGTGGCGGCCGCCAATTCTGTGCTGTGGTCGGAAGCGCATTCCCCAGTCTTCAGGGACGGCAGAGGAATTCCCCCAACAGCGGCAAGCAGGCGATCCATGAGCTGGGTCTTAGTCATTTCCAAACTGACCACTAGGACCGGCTTGCGCTGGTGAATCGCCACGTCAGCCGCTACGTTCATCGCCAGGGTGGTTTTCCCCATGGCAGGCCGACCCGCAACGACGATCATCTGGCCAGGCTTGAGGCCCTGGGTGTACCCATCAAGATCGGGAATGCCGGTCCCCAACCCATCCATCGATACGCCGTTTTGGAGCCTATCCAGGCGGTCCTGCAGCACATCGACATGCTGGGCAAGGATGTCGCAGATCATCTGGCATTCGCCGTCATTACCGGATGCGTCGAGCCCGAGAACGATGGATTGGGCCAGCGAGATCTTGTCCTCAATGCTGGCCTGCTCATGCGCCACGTCGTTGATGCGCTCAGCTGCTGCAGCCAACTGGCGGCAGATTGCGCGGTCACGGATGATCTGGGCATAGGCCTTGGCGTTTGCCACGCTTGGCGTATTTGCCTGGATCTCGCCGGCGTAGGCCAAGGTTCTAGTTCCGCTTGGCAGCTCGGCACGACGGTCGCTCAGTGTGATGACATCAACCGGATTGCCGTCAGAGTGAAGCTCGAGAATCAGGCGATACAGGTCTGCGTTGTCCTCCCAGGCGAACGCCTCTGGTGCGAGCTCGTCGGACAGTACATCGATCAGGTGCGGCTGGCGAAGCATGGCGCCGATAACGCCGTGTTCGGCCTCAAGGCTGTGAAGTTCTTTCATTGCGCAGCCTCCGAGATCTCGCGGAACACTGCCCGACTGACCAGGGCTTCAAGTCGCGGCTGGACGTTCTGGCCACGGAAGAACACCTGGTTGCGGTTGTTGGCCTTCTGGAAGAAACCGAGCCAGAAGCCCTGCCCGCTCTGGTGATCAGGCGACTCATTCCAGCGCTCGGCGATCATGCTGCGCAGAACCTTGTCGCTCTTCACGGTCACGGCTGGCAGGTTCGGGCAGACCCGGTGATACAGGTCGATGATCTTGTCCACCGGCACGCCTGCCTCGCTGGCACCGTTCGGGCTGCGCTTGAACGCACGGCCCAGCCAGTTAACCAGGAAGCGGCGCCAATCCTTCTTCGGCTTGCTGCCGGTGGCCCAGGCTGCCGCACGCTTGATCTCCGCTTCCACGTCGATCGGTGCATAGGCCTCTGCCCATTTGGTGATCAGGGTGGCGTCGACTTCGAAGTCTTCGCCAGTGAACACAACCAGCTTGGCTTCCGACTGAGCGGGCTCGCCCCCCTGGGGGGCAGTAATCTGTTCCGTAGGAACAGTTACTAGGGGTATTTCTTTCGTATAAAGAAGGGAGTCGTCGGAAATTGGTAGTTTCGTTACGTTGTCGGAATTACCAATTTTGGTAGTTTCGACTGATTTTGGTTGAGTCGATTGCTCTTTTTTCGGCTCTTGGTACATCCATTCAGACGGCGAGCAAATGCCGATTTCGCCGCGGCTACCACCAACCCGGTAAAGCACACGACGGGCAAGCAGACTGCTGATCGCACGCGAAACGTGAGCAGGCAGGATGTTGGTCATCTTGGCCACTTCGTCAGCAGTAATGCGGCGCTCCTTCAGGTTGTAGCCGATCACCAGGCGAGCGATCGCGTGCAGTGTCTTGAACTCAGCTGGCGACAGGTGAACCGCTGCCAGAGCGTCCATCAGCTGATTGTCCATCCGGGTAAAGCCCCCGGCTGATTTGAAGGTGAAGACGTTACTCATGGGCTACTCCAGGGCGCGGGGCAGCCAAGAACGCATGCAGGTGCTGCAGGCATTCACGGACGAGCTGTCGTTTGGATTGGCGCGAGTACTGGCCGCGCACCTGGCGCGCTGCACTCACTGCCAGCTCGAAATGGCTGCGCGCCACGAAATAGTGGTTCCCGTTTTGTGGCGCGCGACCGTTGTTGGGTTGTAGACTCAGGTTCTGCGTGTGCATATAATTGGTCTCAGTTATGTGTTGCAGAGAGCCGGGCCGCAATCCCGGCTTTTTTGTCTCTGCGATTTGGCGTCCCTTATGAGGGACTGGCGCCCGGGTCCCTCATTAGGGATCGGACGGTTACCTCGGCGCCGCGAACGGCACCACGTTGTTGCTCTTTGGTTTTCCCCGCATGGCGCGGAAACGAGCGGTCATCTTCAGGATCTGCTCGGACAGCTCGTCAGTGGTCAGGCCCACCTCGTTCGCCCACGCCTCAAGCTCCGCAAAGTCATCCTTGCGAAATGGCGCCACCCCTACTTCGTTCATCGGGGCTGCTTCGTTGGCAGATGGCATTCGTCCTCCTGGCCTAATCAGGCACTGGCCTTTTTCTCGTTGAGCAGCGGCAGGTATCCGTGCTCCCGCCTGAACGCCAAAGCGGCCAGGATGATGTCCCTCGACAAAACGCTGTGCTGGGTCTTCCTCTCAAGGGCGTAGTCCTTGAGCTCAATGAAGTCTTCGTCATCCAGACGAACCTTGACCTGATGGTCGTGGCGGTGTGCTTTGTCGTCGTAGGCCATCGGGTTATCCCCTGCTCGCTGCGCAAGTCGTTCGGGCTTATGAGTTACGTTTCAGGGCCGGTTCAGGCCCTGCGTTGAAACGGTGCTACGGTTCCCCGCGGATTCCGGGGCTTGGTTCGGCTGGCCAGCTCTCGATCGATCATTTCTGCAGCGAGCGCTTCAGGGGTCATTCCCCTCCGTTCAGCCTCTCGCTCCAGTTGCTCCATCAGTCGCTGCTCCAGACCGACCTCTTGGATCGGCATAGGGCCTCCTCGCGGCCTTCAGGCAGCGCTCTGATCGCCGGTATTCTCCGAAGCCAATGCGGCCAGCTGGGCTTCCAGCAGTTCGCGGCACAGCACAGCACGCTGAGTGCGGTGATATGCCGCCAGCGCCTGGATCAGGTTGAACGTGTCCTCATCGACCCGGACCTTGATCTCGCGGTCATGCAGGTGATTGCGGTTGGCGTACATGCGGGAGTAGCTCCTTGCAGTTGGAATTGGTTAGGCGGCGACTTGTGCCGGCGGGAACGCATCATCAAGGGCGCAACTGGCGCCCAGGACGTTCAGCGCTTCCACGATTTGGCGCGCCTCTTGAAGGCCTGGATTCCTGAGGCCTGATTCGTAATTCGCCAGGCGGGACTGATTCCAGCCGAGCTGACGGCGCAGCGCTGCCTGGGTAACGCCAGCCCTTTCGCGGATCGTTCGGACTTGGTTCATACGGTCTTCCTCCATTGATGACCGAAGGATAAACACGCATCGTGTTAATTGCAATCACAATAAGTGAAAGCCGGGTATTTCGTTTCGTGATGAAATTCGGCGCATGAATGAATCATTGAGCCAGCGCATCAAGCGCCTGAGAAAAGCCAAAGGGATGTCCCAGGCCCAGCTTGCTGAGGCCTGCGGCTGGAAATCCCAGTCCCGGGTTGGTAACTATGAGGTCGGCACACGCGAGCCTACTCTGGCCGATATCGCTTCGATGGCAGCAGCCTTGGGCGTTGACCAGTCCGAGCTGCTACTGAATTCGCCGACGCCAGAACCAACCTCCGCGCCCGAACGGAGCATGGCCGACCTTGTAAAGCAGATGCTCGCAAAGAGCGGCAAGGGCTTTTCCGAGGAGGCGCGCCGCCGGCTTCTCGCAGCAGCTGAGGAGCCGCAACCCTCAAACGTGATTGAGGCTGACTTCTCCCGCCCTGGCCTGGTTGGTGATGAGGTGTGGATAGCCCACTACGATGTCCGGGCGTCGATGGGCGGCGGTCAGAACGCGCACGATTTCCCAGAACTGATCAAGGACATTCGCGTCAGCCCGAGCCATCTCCGTGAGCTGGGCGTCGAGTTCGAAGAGCACTTCCACCTGAAGGTGGTCACCGGCTGGGGCCAGTCGATGGAGCCCACCATCAAGCACCGCGACCCGCTGATCGTGAACATCAACGTCCGCGAGTTCGTGGGAGACGGGATATACCTCTTCGTCTGGGATGACCTGCTCTATATCAAGCGCCTGCAGGTGGCTGATGAAGAGCACTACGAGATGATTTCGGACAACCCGCGGCACAAGGATCGGCTGATCCGCCGGGACATCACCTACATCCAAGCCAGGGTGCTACTGGTCTGGAACGCTCATCTGGTGTAATCGGTGGCGCTCTCCTGCATCCCGACATGGCCCGCTTCAGCGGGCTTTTCCATGCGTGCGTGATAGCCGTTGGCCAGAGTGATAGGATTGCGCAACCATGAAATGGAGGTCGACACTTGGAAGCATCCGAGAAGCAATGCCCTTACTGCGCCGAAACCATCAAGGCTGAAGCAATCAGGTGCAAACACTGTCAAGTGAGCCTGCTCACTGGAACGGCGGACGGCGTCCCGCCACCAAAATCCAAAAAGTCGATCTGGCCCTGGCTCATCCTGACCCCGTTGCTGCTTCTTGGCGCACTGATGGTAATCGGCGCCATGTCTGGGCCTCCCGATGAAAAGTCAAAGGCCCGTGCCGCGATTGACCTGTGCTGGGAAGGCGTCGATGATGAACTCCAGTCCCTCAGTACCCGCCGATTCGTCCGTGGCACTTGCCAGATGATGGTGGAAAAATTTGAAGCCAAATACGGGCCATCACCCTCCCTTCGGCGGGACTGACCCCAAGGCATGAAAGCCCGCATGGCGCGGGCTTTTCTGTGCTCTTCAGAAAGGCGCCTCTTCCTCCGCCTTCTCCTCCTCCCAATCCGTTTCCGCGACCAGGTCGTCTCGATCGTCTGCGCTCTGCGGCTCCCACCGAACCGTCACGCTCTCGTCGTCATTGAACGTCAGGTCCAGCTCCGGCGTTTCGGCCAGCAGCCCCATCACCTCCTCCCACTCCATATCACCGTCCGTGTCCAGGCGATGGATCGTCACCCAGCGCTGAGCCTGCGCGATCGGGTGATTGATCATCGACGAAACCCGCAGGCCCAGGCGTTCCAGTCCGGTCATCTCCTGGCGCGCCTGCGGCGCCGACTTCTTCTGCTTGGCCATTCCTTCCTCCGTTAACTGTACATCCATCCAGTATTGAGCGAAGCATACATCACGCCCTGTGAAAGGTGAACACGCTTCGCTTGGAAGATTTTCAACACGGCCTCGAAAAAATAAATCACATTTCGTGTTGACATAAAAAACACATTGCGTGATATTTGCCTCAACACAGCAGTCACTCACGAGGGACTGCAGAGGCCCTCAAGCCTCACCGCTCTTTAACAACCAGCGCCATGCCCGACTACCCGGCCCAGCCGGTTAGGTCACTCCCGGCTCCATCGGTGGGAGGTCAGTAAACCGATGAACAAAACCGCACTTGCCTCTACCGGCGACCGGCGATCCGACAGGCCCGAAAGCCTGCCCACGCGCAGCCCACTGCGACGGCGGACGAGGTGTTGACCGAACTGAGTGAATGACCTGGTAAGCGGGTGCGGAGAAACACAGATTTCACTGGCTGGCCTTGGCGACAGGGCCAGCATCAAAGCCGCTTCACCGAGGCCGCTTTGATGCACAGGAGACCAACATGGCAAGAGGATTGGTTCTTGGGGTCGGCATCAACGACCTACCCCGCTATCACAACTGCCCGTTCTACAGCAGGTGGAAAGGGATTCTCCGGCGCTGCTTCGGCGACCGCGATGACCACCACTACGAAGGATGTCAGGTGGCCGAGCAATGGCTTCGGTTCAGTGCCTTCAAAGTCTGGATGGAGAGTCAGCCCTGGCTTGGCAATCACCTGGACAAGGACATTCTGAGCCCAGGCGAGAGGATCTACCGACCGGAAACATCGGTGTTCGTGCCAAGCATCCTGAACAACCTGGCCATCGAGCGACCGTCCCAGCGCGGCGATCTGCCTGTAGGTGTATCTCGCACGACGCGCGGGAAACCGTTCATGGCAAGAGTTCACTGGCTTGACGGTAGTCGCACCAGTGTCGGCAGCTTTGACTGCCCGCACGAAGCGCACAAGGCCTGGGCAATCGCCAAAGCCGGCGTCATCCGACAAGCGGTCGACCAATACCGCACCACTGACAGATTCGATCAGCGTGTTTGCGCCGCCCTACTGGATAGGGCGGATCAGCTTGCCGCGACCTGAAATCAACCGCCCTGGAGGGCAAGACGATGACACCTGCAGAAGCGCTGGACTACCTGCACAAAAACGCTGACTCGCGAAACATGATCTTCAATCCAGCTCGGCTGAAGACCGCACTGTTCACCCTCGGAATCCATGAGAACTACTTGGATGGCGAGAACGCCGAGTTGGAATGCTTCATCCGTGCGGTTCGGTGCGAGGTGATGCGGGCTCAGAAGCTGTTCCCAGGGCGCCGCCTCATGGGCCTGGCTCTCAACGAAGAGGTCGGAGAGCTGAACAAGGCTCTTCTGGATGAGCCTTGGAAGCAGGTCTACAAGGAGGCTGTGCAGGCCGCGACCATGGCTGCCAGGGTCGCGCTGGAAGGCGATGAATCTGTTGATCAGTGGCGCTTAGGCAAAGGCCTCGACAACCCGACGCACGCTGAGTGATTCCCTGGCAGCCGGAAAGACGGCCCGACCAACCTGGCTCCCCATCACCAGGCTGCATCGGAGTGTGATCTGAAACCGCCAGCAGACATTAAGGCGCTGGCACCTAGCCAAGACACGAGGGTTCGCAACCTCGGGAAGAAAGCGAGACCACGACCAGGCAGTGAGCAATCACCGGAGCGTGGCTTGAGGGGGCGCACTCTCAGGCGCCAAGCGGGGCTTGCCTTCCGCGCAGATCACACCCCGATGCATCCCGCATCCCCTTCCCTTCACATCGACCGCATCAGACAGGTGCCAGTACTGCGCTCTCACGGCGCGCAAAGGTTGGTCGCCTGCGCTGGCATCTGCCTCATGCGGTCCTACTGAGGTTCACACTATGAGCGAACACACTCCAGGGCCTTGGGTACTGGACACCATCCAGACTTCAGTTGGTATTTGTCATCGAATAGGGCCATTCCCACCGCGGCGGCCGGATGATGAAACAGTAAGGCATGCGTGTCTTTACGCAGACTACCCATCAGCATTCAACCCTGCTGACAAAGAGCTAGAAGCCAATGCCCGCCTGATCGCAGCCGCCCCAGATCTGCTCACTGCGCTGGTATCGGTGGTAGAGAGCGCCGAGCAACGCATTTTCGAAGACTGGCTTCTGCGCATCAGCCCAAGCGGTGACGTTGATTCTGTTAATGCTCAGTGGCTCGACAGCGGTGATTACCGCGACTTCACCGAGTCTTGGGCTGAACAACTGGACGCCATTGATAAAGCCCGGGTGAAGCCATGAGCGGCTGGATCAAATGCTGCGACAGGCTGCCCGAGCTTGACACCCCCGTATGGCTGCGCATGGCCGACGACATCATGATCGTCGGCGAGCGCTCATCAAGCACAGACGGCTGGATGTGGGCAGCCTGCTACGGCTTCTACTTCAACGCCAGCGGCGAGTGGGACGCCGTCGAAAGCGATGCCAGCGACGAGCATGAGCCAACCCATTGGCAGCCCCTCCCTTCCCCACCCACCGAGTAACCCACCACCTGGAGGCGACCATGGCCGTCACAGTCGAGACAGCCGCTGTCTTTCGTGGCGGCGGTCGTCGCTGGTTCACGCTGCGCGCTGCTTGTGCTGCTGAGGCACGGGCGATGCTCATGAAGCACTGCGATTGCGACTACTGCGAAGACGACATTGGCCGCTATGAACTGCCATGCCGGCTTCACCACCCCGACCGATACCCGCGAATCATGAAGCGCCTGACGCAAGGCCTCATGCGGCGCTATCGGGCATCCCAACCGTAACTGGAGGCGACCATGGGCGCACTTCGAGCAGCACAGTTTGAATACGACAACCGGATGCCGCCGGCGGTGAGCGAAGTAGCCGACGCGGAATCCACTTGGATCGACGACGGCATCGCTGAGCTGATGGCGCGCCGCGACGTGGTGTTCCAGCGACGGATGCGCCCGAAGCAGGGCGTAACCTATGAGCGCTTTGCCCAGGCGGTGGATGAGTTCGTTATGGGGCAGCTTGGCCAGTCGGATATCAGCAACTCGGTGCTGGGCCGCCTGGTTCTGGCAGCGCGCTCCAAAGTGACCAGCGACGCAGCAGCGGCTGCTGACGAGATCCTGAGCGTGGCCAACCCTGAGTCGGCGCTGGAAGAGATCGCCCGCCAGCTGCTCACCCCTTTCGCCAGAGAGGGAGTGCTGGCCCAGGCTGAGGCTGAGCTATGAGTCCTCACTGCATCGCCACCAGCGCCATCGAAGCCGCAATCGAGACGATGCTTCTGCCGGGTTCCGGCCCGGTGGAGGATGCGAAGGCCGAGACGATGGTCGTCGCCTACTTCTCCATCCTCGTCATCGACTCCCACGAGTTCAAACACTACTGCGAGCGCATTCGGCGTATTGCCGTTCGGCGCAAGGAGGCTGCATGACTACGCCAATCGTGAAAACGCTAATTGACGAGCAGGTCGAAGGCCTGGGAGACGTTCTCAAGCTACCGCGCGAAACCCTCGTGTGCGAGCTGGAATGCCCCGTCAAAGGCAGCTGGCGACAACCACCTCGCGACACCAGCGCGTTCATGGAAAGCGACTGGGGAGTTGATCCTCGCGGCCGGCTGGTGGAGCTATGACCAGCTACCAGCGCGCCCGCCGTTTGGTCATCTGGCGCGGCTCCTTCTCCATGCTCTTCGCCTGCACCTTCTTCATGCTCGCCAGCGCACTGGCCGGCAGCATCACTTCCTGAATCACGTAGCCGAGCACGGCGGAACCCATGATTGATCAACAGTATCTATCCGCTCGCCTTTCTTACTGCGCAAATACCGGATCCTTCACCTGGCTACCTCGCCCGCTTTGCGACTTTGTGTCTGAGGAGCGAATGAAGGCCTGGAACACCAGATATGCCGGCTCGCGAGCGGGAAAGGTGAACAGCAACGGATATCTGCTCATCCAGATCAACGGAAAGAGCTACAGGGCCCATCGCTTGGCCTGGCTTGCGTCACACGGTGAGTGGCCGACTCAGCATATAGATCACATCAATGGCAACAAGCTGGACAACCGAATCACCAATCTCCGAGATGTCAGCAGTCTCGAGAACAATCGGAACATGCCCCTTTTGGCCAGCAATAAGAGTGGCCGTGTAGGGGTTAGCTGGTACTCAGCCAGGTCCGAGTGGGTGGCGCACATAAAGGTTGATGGCCGGCAAAAGATCCTTGGCCGCTTCAAATCAAAAGACCTCGCCATTGCTGCGAGGGAGGCTGCAGAGCGCAAGCTTGGTTTCCATCCCAACCATGGCCGCCTGCCAGCGGCGTGACCTGGCATTTCCCCTATTCCTACTGACGGCGCCGGCCTGGCGCGAGGTGTATCCCAATGTCCGAATTAACCATCAACGTCGACGACTACCTGAGCGAGTCGGATAAGCGTCGGATCGTGACCGATGCCTTCAGCGCCGCAGCCGCTGCCCACGCTCAGAAGGACTTCGAGCGAATCATCAGCAACTCCGCCTACTACTTGGTTGGCGAGATTGTCGATCAGCACTTCGACGGCAACATGGTGGCCACGCTGAAAGACAAGGCCATCAGCGTCATCAACAACCTGTCTTCGTCGACGGTGTTCAGCCCGCCTAACGCCTGGGATCGCGCAGCGAGCAAGGGCTTCGAGCATATGCAGTCGGCCCTCGACGAACTCAAGCCGATGATCCACCAGCGCGTGCACGACCTCATCGCTCGGTACAACAGCGAGGAGCTGCGCAGCCTGATCGAGGAGCAGATCGGGGACGCAATCATCAAGAAGCTGACCTCCTGAGGATCAAGACATGCAACCTGGCTACTACCGCGACCTCAGCAACGAGGCGTACCACGGCGGCGACGGTGTATCCAAGTCGCAGCTGGACCTGATCGCCAAGGCCCCGGCCTTGTTCCAGTGGAGCAAAGCGGCGCCGGAAGATCCTGAGAAGAAGAAGGCGCTGGACCTTGGCGATGCAGTGCACGCCTTGCTGCTGGAGCCGGATCGCTACACCGCCGAGTACGCAGTTGGTCCGGCTGATGCTCCGCGAAACACCAAGGCCGGCAAGGAAAAGTGGGAAGAGTTCGAATCCACGCTCACCGGCCAGACCGTCCTGTCTGCCGAGGATGGTAGGAAGATCGGACTGATCCGCGAAAGCGTCATGGCTCACCCGCATGCCCGGTTCCTGCTCGAAACACAGGGTGACTCCGAGGCCAGCATCTACTGGAACGATGAGCGCGAAGGCGTGCTGTGCCGCTGCCGGCCAGACAAGACCATCGAACGCCTTGGTTGGATTCTGGACCTCAAGACCACGGCCGACATGAGCAAGTTCGCCCGTTCATTCTACGACTACCGATACCACGTTCAGGACAGCTACTACAGCGACGGCTACGCAGCGCACTTTGGCGAGGCACCGGCCGCGTTCGTGTTCCTTGTCGTGAGCACCAGCATTGAATGCGGCAAATACCCGGTTCGCCTATTCACCATGGACTTCGAGGCCAAGGCCGCAGGCCGAACCGAGTACCACAGAAACATCGAAGTCTACGCCGACTGCCTTCGACACAACGAGTGGCCGGCCATCGAAACCCTCACGCTGCCCTACTGGGCGAAGGACAAGCTATGACAGAGGTTAACCCGTTCGCCCCGCGCGGCATGGCGGAGCACGTGAACCACGGCACTGTGAACATCGAACAGAGCCGGGCCGTAACCGAAGCCCAGGGCAAGCTTCTACTGGCCAAACGATTCCCGCGCGACGAGGCCCTGGCCTACAGCAAGATCATGAACTCATGCAGCCGGCCAAGCCTGGCGGCTTCTGGAGAATACGCCTACCCGCGTGGTGGTCAGACCGTATCCGGCCCTTCGATTCGCTTGGCCGAAGAACTGGCCAGGTGCTGGGGAAACATCGAGTACGGCATCCGCGAGCTGAGTCGCCAGCAGGGCAACAGTGAAATGGAGGCCTACGCCTGGGACCTGGAGACGAACACTTACTCGTCGCAGAAATTCACCGTTCGCCACATCCGTGACAAGCGCGGTGGTGGCCAGGCCCTGACCGAAGAGCGCGACATCTACGAGATCACCGCGAACATGGGCGGTCGCCGCCTACGTGCTCGCCTTCTGGCCATTCTTCCGCCGGACCTGGTAGAAGCTGCCGTGTTCCAGTGCCGCAAGACCCTGGCCGGCGACACCAGTCTGCCCCTCGCTGACCGCGTCCGCGCCATGGTCGACGCGTTCGCCCAGCAAGGCGTTACCGAGAAGCACCTGCGCGCCTATCTCAACAAGAGCCTGGACGAGATCCTGCCCGAGGAAATCGCCTCTCTGCGCGGCGTGTTCAACAGCATCAAGAATGGACAGGCGGCTGTCGGCGACTTCTTCTCGATCAAGCCGGCAGAAAGCCAAACCGCAGACCTCAATGCCGCCCTGACCGAGGCGCAAAGGAGTGAAGGGTGAACCCATCAATCGACCTGGAGGCCGCCAAAGCGGCCTTCTTCGCGTCTGGCGGCCAGCTCGTCGTGCTGGAGGGCTTCACCTACCGGCCGCTGCCTCCGCGCAAAGGCCCTGAAGCGCAGTCAGCGCCGGCTGCCAAAGCGCCTTCCAAGAAGGCCGCGCCATCGCCCCGCAAGGAAAAAATGAAAGCCCGCGCCGACCAGGTAGCCGAGATGGCCAAGACCATGACGTGCCAGCAGGTCCACGAGGCCACAGGTATATCCAAGCAGGCCCTATTCCGAGCAGCACGCGAAGGCAACTTCGTTTTTCGGCGTCCGGAGCGGAAGAAGTCGGCCAACAGCAAGCGGGACGCCCAACGCCAGATCCAGCGGAACCTGAAGCGGATCGAGGAGCTGAAGGTGGTCCAGCGGATCTGCGCGTTGCGCGATGCCGGCCTGCACCGCGCTCAGGTGGCTGAGCAGCTTGGCCTCAACTACGGGACGTTGGTCAACATCATCGAGCGCAACGGCATCGACTTCCCACGGGTTCGCATCAGGAAATGAAAAGGCTTAACAACCACGTCCGCCAGCGCCGGCGGCAAGAACAGTTCCACCTGCCGCCCAGCGGCCTCACGGAGCACCGAAATGCAGAAAGCACCTTCTGGAGTCGTCACCCTGCCGGCCTGGATGAATCGGCCGGTCAAGAAGCTGTACAACACCCGCAGCGGCGGCAAGTACCGGCCTGATGATGTGGCCATGGCTTTCGCGCTGAGCCTGCGCTTCCACGACAGCGCCGACCACCTGCGCAGGCTGGCCCGGCGCCTGGTCGACAAGGTCTGCCTTGAGCACCAGCCGAACATGAAGCGCCTAGCCCGCGAGCCGGACGACGCCAAGGTGTTCGATGCAGCGCTCAAGATCATCAACCGGGTGTGCGACCTGCTGGAGTACGCGCCGGGCACCCGCTTTGTACGCAATGGAGGCGATGATGGCTCTGACGCCGAAGCAGCGTGATCAGCGCAGGCGAGAGAAGCAGGAGCGCCTGGGCGAGCAAGATTTGCGTTTGAAGGTGACCGCCACTCATGCCAACCAGCTTGCTGAGCTGATGTCCTGGGATGAGATCGAGGAAAGCGGCGAAGCGCTTACCCTGCTGATCTACAACGCCCACAAGCTTGGTCGCTCGAAGTTCCCGTTTTTCGCCGCCGGCGCCCACCTCGAAATTGAAAGCGATCAGCACAGCAAGGCAGATCGAACCGAAATCAGGCTTATGGCAAGGCGCGGAACCATCCAGCAACTGGATGAAATGGGCGAGTGGATCAACATCGCCGACCGAAGCGGTATCGTCCGACTGCTAATCGAGCGCGCTCATGCGCTGGGGCCGATTCAGGCCCTCACGCTTCTATCACTACCCCCGCGCCACGATTTCGTTATCAGCAGTTCCGTGGCGCGCGCCCTTGATCAATGGCGAATGCAGCGTGAACTTCGTGCGCCAGACATCAGGCTTGGCGCTGACCCTGACGACAAAGGCTTGCTGCTTCTCGCCAACGCCTGACCCAACCTATTCCACCATGCCGCATCCGGCCACGGAGGGCGGCGCATGCATGGAGTACCGTAATGCAAGTCGAGACCTCGACCGTCACCAAGCTACTGATCACCGGCGCCGAAGGCCTGGACCCGATCAGCGTCTACCTCGAAGACTTCGCGCCCTGCAAGGGCAAGATCACCGTCAGCTGCTTCGACAAGACCTGGCACGCCTACTGGGGTGGTATGTGGGATGGCCTGACCATCGGCCAGTTCTTCTGCAAGCTGCACGACGCCTACATCATCGGCTATTTCGACCGGTCCCTGAGTTCTCGCCGGTTCAGCGCTGAGGCCCTGGCCGACAAAGCGCGGAAGGTGATCGTGCAAATGCGGCGTGACCGGGATCTGGACGCAGAAGACGCCCGGAGCCTGCTCGACGAGGCCGAAGATGTTCGCTACACCAGCTCGCTCGATGAGTGCGGCGGCGCCCACCGCGAGTTCATGCACCGCGTGTTTGGTGACGACTGGTGGAATCTGCCCGCCGATGCCATGGAGCCGAACCCGGATTGGGCCTATCTCTGCCGCATCATCGAAACAGTGCAGCAGGCCCTTACCAAGCAGTTCCCGATTGCCGCCTGACCAAGGAGAAAGCCATGCTCGGCACACCCTGCGAGTACGTGCAGCAGTATTACCAGGTCCCGGCGTGCATCGGCCGCCGCGTAATCGCCTACGGCAAGCCTGGGGTCATCACCACCGACTTTGGACACTACGTCGGGATAGTCCTCGACGAGGACAGCAAGCGCCGTCCGGACCGATACCACCCAGTCGATGGGATTGAGTACGGCGAGATGGCCGACCAGTTGCCGAAGCGGCCGCGAATCTCAAACTACGACAAGTTCTTGAACGATGACATCGACTGCTACTTCCACGAGTGGCTGTGCATCATCAAGCCAGAGTACGAGACACGCGGCGGCGGGCGCCAATGGCGCGATGGAGCCATGCATGACGTCCCCCGCGAGTTCCGCATGTATCGAACGACGCACGCGCTTGATCACCTTGCCCGCGCCAGTGTCACCGGCGAATGGGCACCGTCGATGAAAGCGGCCAAGGCCAGTTACAAGGAAGCGCTGAAGAAGGCGCCGAAGCCATACCGGCGCTGGGACAACGAAGCCGAATTCCGCGCCTACCGCGACGCCTACTACGACCTCTGATCGTTCCGCGCTGCCCGCCAGCGCCTTCCCCTATTCAACGATAACGCCTCCCCGGCGAGGATCACCAATGCCCATCACCTACGGAAGCGTCTGCAGCGGCATTGAAGCTGCGACCGAGGCCTGGCATCCGCTGGGTTGGCTTGCCGACTGGTACGCCGAGATTGAGCCGTTCCCATGCGCGGTGCTGGCCTACCGGTACCCGAATACGCCGAACCACGGCGACATGACCCGCCTGGCAGCCATGGTGCTGTCCGGCAAGATCCAGGCGCCCGAGGTTCTGGTCGGCGGCACGCCCTGCCAGGCCTTCAGCGTGGCCGGCATGAGGGAAGGCCTGGCCGATCCCCGTGGCGCCCTCACCATCAAATACGTGGAGCTGCTCGATGCAATTGACCATGTTCGAACAAAGCGCGGCCAGCCCGAGGCCACCTGTCTCTGGGAGAACGTCCCCGGCGTCCTCTCCGACAAAGGCAACGCGTTTGGTTGCTTCCTCGGCGCCCTGGTGGGCGAATCCGAAGAACTCCAACCGCCAGGGGGCAAATGGAAGGACGCTGGTTGTGTGTATGGACCCACGCGAACAGTCGCATGGCGGGTTCTGGATGCCCAATATTTCGGCCTGGCCCAACGACGCCGCCGTGTGTTCGTTGTCGCAAGTGCTCGAGCAGGGTTCGATCCCCTTGAAGTACTTTTTGAGCGCGAAGGCGTGCGCCGGGATACTCCGCCGCGCCGAGGCGAGGGGCAAGACCTTGCCGGACGAGCTCCATTCGGCCCTGCGCTCCAGTGCGGATGCGGATGGGTCTTCGGTCTAGACCTCGGCCAGTACGGCTGCCCGAACTGCGAGGGTGATGAAGGTCCGGCTGTCGAGGTACTGGCCGGTGTGCCTGCCTATGGCGGCCATAGCCTGAAGGGCGATGTCAGCCAGGCAGCTACCCTTACTGCCAAGGACACACGACTGGACATGGAGAGCGAGACTTTCTGCATCCAGAGCCAGGTCGCTGGGACACTGCGAAGCACTGATGGCGGCAGCGATGTTGACCACGCCATGGCAGGCCACATTGTCTCCGGCACACTGCAGGCGAACGGCAAAGCGGCCGGCAGCGCAACTCAGCAGGACGCCGAGAGCGGCATGCTTGTGGTGCATGGAACGCAGGATCCTGATGTGCTGCATGACCTGGTCCACACGCTGGGTCGGAACAGCGGACAAGAAAACGCCCTCCTTGCCTTCAGCTGCAAGGACCACGGGGCAGATGCCGGCCACCTGGCACCTACGCTCCGGGCCATGGGACATGGCGCCAGCCACCCCAACGCCGGCGGACAGGTCGCCGTATGCATCACCGGCGAGATTACCCACACGCTGAAGGCCGAGGGTTTCGACGCAAGCGAGGACGGCACCGGCCGTGGCCAGCCCATTGTTTCCGTCGCCCTGCGCGGCAGAGACGGCGGAGGAACGATTGAGGCTGGAGACGACGTGGCCGGGTGCCTTCGCGCGGCATCTGGCGGCGGAGACAAGGCGCACGCCCTGATTATGTCTTCGGTCCGACGCCTCACGCCGCGTGAGTGTGAATGGCTCCAGGGCTTCACCGGCGACCACACCCGCATCCCCTATCGCGGCAAGTCCGCCGACGAATGCCCAGATGGCCCGCGCTACAAGGCGATCGGCAACAGCAAGGCCGTGTTCGTCGTCCGCTGGATCGGCCGGCGCATCCAACAACAACTTGAACGCATCGCTTGAGGTTACCCATGCCCACAGAAAACCGATCCAGCAACACCGACTACCCACACCTTGAAGCCGCCAGTTCAGCAATGACGCAGATCCGCACCATGCTTGGCCGCGAGCAAAGGCCGGAGCAGGTGGCATTGGCACTTGAAGCATGCGATTGGTCAGACACGCCCATCGGCAACAAGGCTATCGTCCTCAGTGCCATACGAGCGCTGCGCACTCAACAGCCCCACCCCGAGCCAATAGCCTGGATGGTTGGTACTGCCATCTGGTGGACCAAAGAAGAGGCCGAGAGGGATGCGGCGGAGACTGGGCTGCCGATTGTTGGCCTGGGACCGATGACTGATTCCGCTGAGGTCGAGCGGCTGCGAGAGGCCCTGAAGTTCTACGCGGACCGGGACCACTTCGCTGAGGACATTGGCAGCGACTGGGACAACGTAAGCGGCGAGCCAGCGAACGTGCTGTGGCATGACTCCGAGGCTTGGTTCGTCGAAGACGGCTCCATTGCCAGGGCTGCACTAACAGAACGTTCTGAGCCGGACCTCTACTGAAAATCGCAGATCCCTCTGCGACTTCGAATCAGGCCGGTAACGAAGGCTGTGTTTTCTGGCTCAGAAAGATGACCCATGCGTCATATGCATTTTGGTGCCAGACCACAGCATCATCCCAGGGGACGCCGTCAATCTCGCCTTTAGAAATTAGGTACCTGAGCCTGGAATTTGAGGCATCCAATTCGAGGAGGTGCCGATGAGCCGTGTAGCGAAAATCTTCGTTGCTTAGCATTGGACTGATGTCCTGAAGGGCTGGCCCGAGGATACGTGCCGATGTCCCTGTTATTCATTGTGACATCAAATGGAAGCCCGAACTCTTTAAATCCGCATGGAGCACATTTGTACTCCACGCTGTAACCCCTCTCCCCTCTATTCACTGCCGCGATATGGCGGCCAAGGAATCGTCATGCCCGAAGGAAATCAGGCGGCACGCTGGTGCCCGGATGAATGCCCCATCACCGGGCGCCAGTTCTTCATGTGGATTGAACACCCTGATGGCAGCATGGTGCCGACCTATGGCGGCCCGTTAGACAGCTACACGATCCCGGTTCGTGATGGTGAAGAAGGCTTCTGCTGCGACCGGTTCGACCACGACCTGGGCGACTGGCGCGACAGCGAGACAGTCGGCCTGAAGTTGATCAACGACCAGAGCGACGAATGCGAGCACGGCCAAGTCGCCGAGCTGCTGGCGGAAATTGAACGACTCAAGGGCCGGAGCCGGACCATCACGCTCTCCGGCTGCGAGTTCACCGAGGACGATCTGCTCCGAAAGGCGGTGCGGATGGTGAACGGCACCAGTCGACGCAAGACCCCACGCTGGGTGCTGATGAAGGATGTCTTCTGCTGTGGGTCTGGCGTCGCCCACGCGCTGTGCAGGCGCTTCGGCTTCGACCCGGACGAGGAGCTGAGTCGATGACCCGACTCGCCCTCTGCCTCCTGCTGCTGGCCACCGGCGCCAGCGCTGAGCAACTCACCGATGACATCAAGGTCGTGCACGACCAGAAGCGCTGCGCGACCTGCTGGGTGCTGTACGGCAGCTATGGCAGCCGGCAAGCGATCTTCTGCATCCCCGACAGCCAGCTGCAGGCCGGCAACGAGCGCCAGCTCTCCCCGCACGAAACCCAACCCGAACCTACACCCGCTCTGGCGCCTGGGCGCTGGATTGATGAGAGGTATCAGCTGTGAGCCAGTTATCAAGAACGGTCGAGTTACCAATCTCCTGCGAGGTCGGCGGCCGAACCTGGAAGCTCTTTACCTTCGACTATGAAACCCCAGACGGAACCTTCTGCGGGTACCTACATGCCATTTCAGCCGAGCATGCCGCAGCGATGCTTTTGGATATGAAGGCCACGGCCGCCCTCAAGGGGGAGATGATTGGGGTGCTGCCATGAGCCTATTCCAATGCTACGAATGTGGCTGCCGAGAGAACACGGCTACCAGCAATTTCTGGGTTCGTATGGAAGGGCAGTGGCGCGGGCTGCCTAGCCAGCCATGGATGCTGTGCTCCGCATGCGATCCAAGCATCCGCGAATGGCACGGCGAGTTCGATCGCCTGCACCTGCCGAAGGGCGAGTTCTGCACCAACGCCCAAGGGAACCTTGAGCACATCGCAACCGGCAAGCTTTGCCATGAGTACCTGGCCGAGGTGCAACCGTGACCGACCTGATCGAAGTGAGGGTATCCAACCTTTCCGGTGAGGCACTGGGCTGGGCAGTCGGCAAGGCCGAAGGGCTGGATGTGTACTTGGAGCCGCCCGGCTACAACGGCGTGCCGTGGCGTGTGTTCGCGCGGTACCAGGGCGAGGTCATCGTGCACACCAAGCGCTACAACCCGTGGGAAGACTGGGCGCTGGGCGGACCGCTGATTGAGAAGCACATGGTCAGCCTGCATTGCCCGCAGAGCACCGACGATGTCTGGGCTGGTTGGGTGATCACCGACAAGGGTGAGTTTTGCCAAGCCGGTGACAGCGCCCCGATCGCCGCGTGCCGCGCCATCGTCGCCGCCAAGCTCGGCGATACCGTCCAGGTGCCGAAGGAGTTGATGGCATAATGGACCCAGGCAAACAGCCTGCTGAGCCCCACAAGGAACTGGGATGAAACTGTTGTACCGCGTTAATCGATGGCTGCCGTTTTCTTTTCTGCCAATCGCTCGCATCCAATACGCTGGGAGCACCTGCACTCTCCGCAAGGACGGATGGGTCGTGGTAGCTGACGGCTCCAACAAAGACATGCTACCACTTACTTCGTGCAGTCCGACCCTCATAGCTGCATTCCGCGCCGAACTCGCTTAACCCCTCCCCCAACTACTCAAGCCCGCCGACATGCGCGGGCAAGGATACTGCATGCTCGAAACCATCGAGGTGGTGCGCATCAAGCGCTTCGCCACAAACACGGCTGGCCGCGATTTCGCGGTCGGCGACATCCATGGGCACTTCACCCGGCTGCAGTCTGCCCTGGACGCGGCCGGATTCGATCCGGCGGTTGACCGCCTGTTCAGCGTTGGCGACCTGGTCGACCGCGGGCCCGAGTGCCGCGACGTGCTCAACTGGCTGGCCAAGCCATGGTTCCACCCGGTGCGCGGCAACCATGACGATTATGTCTGCCGGTTCGACACCTGCGACGTCGACAACTGGGTGTACAACGGCGGCGCCTGGTTCGCCGGCCTGGCCTGGGATGAGCAACGCGAGTTCGCTGCCCAGTTTCGCGAATTGCCGATCGCCATCGAGGTGGAGACGCCAGGCGGCCTGGTCGGGGTCGTGCACGCCGACTGCCCATTCCCGTCATGGGATCAGCTGCGGGCCGCACTTGAAGCGCCGGAGACTGCCAAGCAACTGAAGCTGACACAGAACACCTGCATGTGGTCGCGCAGCCGCATCGAGCTTGGCGAGGCCGATGGCGTGCACGGCCTGCGGGCTCTGGTTGTCGGACATACCCCGCTACACAAGCCCGTGATGCTCGGCAACGTCGTCCACATCGACACCATGGGATGGCGACCGCAGGACGGCGGGTATTTCACCCTGCTCGACCTGTCCAGCCTCGAAACACTCCCGCCCATGCCCGAAAAGCTCAGCTGGGACTGAGCCAGGAACCATCCATGAACCTGATCGACTGCTACGTCACGAAGATCCTCGGCGAGCCGTACCGCAAGTTCGGCGCCTGGTGGGTGGAGGCCGAGTACGAATCGGAAGGCCGCCCAGGAAAAACCCAGCTCATGTTCCGCACCGAGGAAGCCGCCCGGGCGGCGAAGGTCGGGCACCACTTCACGGCCTGATCTGGCCGCAGGAGACACACATGGCAAACGCCACTGCAGCTGCACCGACAGCTTTGCAGCCTAGATTCCTGCGCGCGAAAGACGCGCCGGGCTACCTCGGCATGTGCAAGGACGAATTCAAGAACACCGTCAGGCCGCATGTCCGTGAATTCCCGATCGGGAAACAGGGTATCGGCTTCGACCGCCTCGAGCTTGACGCCTGGGCTGACGCCTACATCGAGGCCATGGCCGTTGAAAAGGCCAGCAATCAGGACAACAATCGACCCCGCAGCGGAAGTGCGGCCGGGGAATCCAAGGAGACTCCATGGCCAAAAAGGCAATCACAGGGCTCCAGAAAATGCCGAACGGCATCTGGAAAATCGACAAAGTCTACAGGGGGGAGCGAATTCAAGAGAGCACTGGCACTACTGACCGGGTAGAGGCCGAGCAGTACCTGATCCACATCCTGGAGAAGATGCGGCTGCGCAAGGTTTATGGCGTGCGCGAGATCAAGACCTTCAGTGCAGCGGCTGCCCGGTACCTGATTGAGCACAAGGACCAGCCGTCATTCAAGGTCACCGCAACCTACCTTGGCCAGCTGGATGACTACATCGGCCACCTGCCTCTGACGCATATTGATGATGAGGCATTGGCGCCATTCATCCGGGACCGAAAGGCCGACAGCGTTCTGCCGGACGGGACCATAAAGAAGGGAGTGAGCAACCGGACGATCAATATCGCGATCGAGCGTGCGATTCGCGTGTTGTCGCTGGCTTGCAGGAAGTGGCGGGACGAAGAGCGCAGGCCTTGGCTCGATAGCGTACCGCTGCTGACCAAGCTGGAAGAGAAGAAGGCGAGCCGAAAGCCCTACCCCATGACCTGGGAGGAGCAGTCGATTCTCTTTGGGGAGTTGCCGGACCACCTGCAGCGCATGGCCCTGTTCAAGGTGAACACGGGCTGCCGCGAGCAAGAGGTCTGCAAGTTGAGGTGGGACTGGGAAATCTTCGTACCGGAGCTTGGCACTAGCGTGTTTCTGATACCGGCCGAATTTGGCGGCCGACACGAAAACTCGGGGGTCAAGAACCGGGACGAGCGCCTGGTAGTGCTGAACAGCGTGGCGAAGTCGGTAGTCGATAGTCAGCGAGGCATCAGTCGTGAGTGGGTTTTCCCCTACAACGGCACGGCTATGCATCGCATGAACGACTCAGCCTGGAAGAAAGCTCGGGTGCGCGCGGCGAAGCTCTGGCAGGAGCAACACTTGCGGCCGGCACACCCCGGGTTCGCATCCATACGCATTCATGACCTCAAGCACACTTTCGGCAGGAGGCTGAAAGCAGCAGGCGTTAGTGAAGAGGACCGCAAATCGCTATTGGGCCATAAGAACGGCAGCGTGACCAGCCACTACTCCGGCGCGGAGCTTGGTCAGCTGATAGAAGCAGCAAACAAGGTATCGGCGACCGACTCGCGCGGACCGGTGCTGACAATTTTGAAGAGGAGGATCGGATGA